GTGAAAAACTTCATTAAATATTGTCAGAAAGAAGCAAGACAAATTGACAAAGAACGCTCTAATTATTATTACAAAATCGTAGAAGATAATAAATTACTTGGTATTATTGGTTTTCATACCTTTCTCAAATTCAAAAACTATTATTTATCTGTTTATATCAATCAAAAATATCAAGGTAAAGGTGTTTATTCAAACGCTATGAAACTTTTATTAGAACGTGTTGCTAAACATAAACCTAATATTAAATATATTTTAAGTCTAGTATATGAAGATAATGAAAAAATGAACGCCATCTCTCACAAAAAATATGAATATAATGGTACTCTCATATTAAATAATTCAATTCTTAATGAATATAAAATAGCTGTAAAGAAAACATCCAAAAAGAACTCATCCAAAAAAAAATCAACTAGAAAGAACTCATCCAAAAAAAAATCAACTAGAAAGAAATCATCCAAAAAAAAATCAACTAGAAAGAAATCATCCAAAAAGAAAAAATAGATATGTTAGAACATTATTAAGTAATTAATTTTATTTATTTATTTTATTTATTTATTTGAAAATATATATAATATATAATATATAATATATTAATATTATTATATAAATAAATATTTATTAAATAATGCCTTCAAATAATAATAAACGTTTTAACAATAAAAAATCAACTTATAGTAGAAATAACAATAATAATAATAGAAAAAGAAAATCATATAGAAAGAATGATAAAATGGTTCATAGTTTAAAAACTATTTTATATGCTATGGGTACTGGTTTTATTTTATTTGGATTATTGAGCAAAAAACTTATAAATATTGTAGTTGATACAGATACTATATCAAAAATGTTACCAAAAGATGATACCGCATCTACTTTAGAATTAAGATTAACAAATTATATAAATAAAGAAATTAAAACTCAATTTATTGAACCATTATTTGATGAAGAAAATAGTTTTATAATAGACGAAATTAATGGAATAGAAGGATTAACACCTAACCAAAAAAACAGTATAAATCAAAATTTAGAAGAAGAATTACCAAATATTATTGATACATTTAAAATAGACATAGAGTCATTTAAAGATACAAAAATACAATTAGGAGCTAGTTTATTTGGAGTTTTGTTAAATATTAATTTACAATCTAAAATAAATAAAAATGATAATATTATTAATATAAATAAAAAAGCTGTTCAGTATTTTTTTAAAGATATTAAATTAGATTCCGATTATAAAGTTATACAAACTGAAATAGGTGGTTCATTATTCAAAGTATTGAAGTTGGTGTTATTATTATTAATAGGTAAAGAGAATTATAATAATTCTAACAATAGCAATGATAATGATGATGATTATATTATAGAATTAATAGAAGGCATTGGGATAGTAATTGAAGATTCTACTAAAAAAACATTGAAAAAATATGAAATAAAAACAATTGAAAATGGATTAATACCAACACTATTAACAAAATTAAATGATATGATAAATGAAGTATCTGGAAAGACATTACCCGATGAAATCAAAAATGAAATAGCAAACACATTAAAAACTGATATTAAAGATAGTATTAAAACTATATTAGAACAAGTGCCCAGTATACCAATTTTAAACAATTCCCTTACAAATACTATTACTTCTGAAGAAGAAGATGAATCTTTCATTAATAATTTTAATAATAATGTAGGTGGTAATAGTAATAATAGTAATAATGGTACTAACACTAAAACATTTTTTATAATATTATTTGTTATATTAGTCTTTTTATTAGGATTATTTTTAATATTAAAAATATTTGCAGAACCTCATATTGGAAATAAAATAGCATATAAAATAATAGTATCTATTTTTATTATTCCGGTACAAGTATTATTATTTTTAATATCAATTATTCTTATTATAGTATATAATAAAAATCTAGTAAAAAAAACATTCGGTTCATTATTACCAATTGATATAGAAGATAAAAATGATAATAATCAAGATAAAGTAGATTTATATCATAATGTTCTAAAACTTAATCCAGCAGTCATTTTATTTTTAATAGGAACAGTTATCTTTATGTTATTTAATTTATATAAAACCGGTATATCATTTATATTATTAGGTATATTATTATCTTTAGTACCTAAATTCAATAGTCAAATATATATACCCAAATCATTAAATTACGGTATATTACCTATAGTAGGTGGAATAATTTTAATTATTGGAAAATCATTAATAAATAAAACAAAAAAATAGATTTTTAATTTGAAATTTTTTATATTTTTCTTTTATATTTTTATATATTAATAGAGTATAATTTTATACTAGATATTATTAGATAATTATAAAGGGTATCAGTACAATATGTATTTTAATTTAGTAGTTGTACTTTTAATATTATTTTTAGTATTTCTTATCTTACAAGAATATTTTGATTATATACCAGATAAAGATTATACAGTTCCATTAATGACTGAAACTAATGAAACATTTAAAACAAAAAAACCTAAATATACAACTGATATAGAACCTGAAGAATTAACATATAAAACACAATATAAAAATACAATACCTTTAAACAGAGAAATGGATTGTTCTAATGTATTTTATGAAGAAATGATTAAAAAACCACTTAATATTAAAAATGAAAATATTTTTAGTATAACACAAGAATTAACACCTCATGAAATGAATTCTTATTTAAATATAGTTAAAAACAAAAATAATGAACAAATTATTGGTGCTAACAATAATAAAAAGGTATTTAATTTTTTCAAGAATGTCGATGTTAAAGATTGGGATGAAAAAATACTTTTAAAAGAAAATGAATATATTTTAAAAAAAGAACAAGTTTCAAAAGAAGAACTTAAAAAATTTATTAATGGCTCTAATTTAACGAATTACATAAAATTTACAATTATTAATTTTATCGCAGATATGAATACTCATTTTGAAGATACTGACTATTTTGAAAAATATAATAAACATCATCCATTTGATAGTTATATACTTATGAATCATAAAATTAGAAATTTTTTCTTATATACTATACAAGACGACTCTAACAATTTAATGCAAAGAGCCATTATTACACTAAAAATTCATCGACCTAATAAAATATATGATTTTATTGTTTTACTAGATGTTTTTTTTATGAAAAAAGATGCTAATAAAAATATAGAGGATTTAGACATTGATAATTTTAAAGATTATTATCATATATTTATTAAACACGCACGAGTTATAGGTACTCCGTTCCCTCATAATACTAGAAAGTTAGAAGAAGATGACACCGATTTTATATTGAATCAAAACAATTTTTCTGTCTTAACAAATGAAATGATGGAAGATATGGATAAAATAGATAAACTTATAAGTAAGGAAAAAGAAATTCGAAAACTAAATCCCGTAGAATTGGGATATCAAGACATATTTGAAGAAATACAAGAAATAAATCAAAATAAAATATTTAATGGTATTATTTTTAAACAATTACTTTTAAAAATACAAAAAGTTGCTGAAGAAGGTGAAAATAATAATAAATTAGGAAACACTAAAATAGTTAAAGCATATGAACCTTTAATAGAAAAGTTTATAATTCATTGTCAATTGGTTCTTCAAAATCAAAATACACAAAAAACAGACTTATCAAAAGATATTAAATTTAACGAGCAAGATTTAATTCAATCACCTCTATTAACTCCCGACTTAGAAAAAATGCTTGAAACATTAAAAGCTAAAAACAAGAAAAACAAAAAATCATTTACTCAAATAGTAGGCGATAGATTAAGGGAAAGAACGTCAAATTATAGATGTTATAATCCAAAACAAGAAGACGCAATATTAGATATGTATACAACACGTCCATCGTGTATTTCTTATCACGAAGAAATAGGAGTTAGTGGTGTATGGGATAAACAATGTGAAACAAACGACGATTGTCCTTTTTATCAAGCTAATACAAATTATCCTAATGATTTTGGAGGGTGTAATAATGGTAAATGCGAAATGCCCGTAGGTATGAGTGTGATTGGTGGAACAAAAGTGAGTCGTATTGGTTCACCATATTGTTATAATTGTGATCGTGTTGGTTCTGAAGGTAGTACATTCCAAGAAAGGGGAAGATGTTGTTCGGAACAATTAAAAGACAAAACTTTAGAATCACCCGATTTTATGTATGAAGGAGACAAACAATTCCGGTTTAAACATCGCTCTTACCTTGAAGACAATAATTTAAAACCTTAATTATTTGTTTTAGTAAATTAAAAATTTAATGTATATTATATTATAATATATTATAATATAATAGAATAAAGAGTATAAATATTATATCATTATTATGTGGATTATAAAAAATATTATTAAAAAAGTTAATATATATTTAGATACATATAAAGTAAAAAAATGTTCTTGGTATGAGATTATGATAAATGAAAATATACCACAAGATATAAAAAATTATATTAATGGTTCTCGTTATGTTTATGTAGAAGAAATAATAAATAAAATAATGAATAATGAAAATAAATTGTTAATACATTTAACTGGTAATAATAAAATAACTAGTGATAAAGATATTCAAATAATGTTTAATATTAATAATTATGAAAATAATATATTTAAATTAATAATAAATAATTGTATTCGTATTTTAAAAGAAGGTAATAAAATATGGAAAACAAATAAAATAGATTATCTATTAGATATAAATTTATATCCACCCACAATAATTAATTTTATTACTGGTAAAATAAAAAATAAAAAATATATATTACAATCTACACATAAAATTAATGATAAATATATTTGTATTATAATACCTCAATTATATGATAAACTAACTATAGAAAGATTTTATATTAATGAATTAACTAATTTGAAAAAAAAAAGAAGAAAAATATAGATAAATACTATAATAATTATAAATCAAAAATAGTTATAAATTATGATAAAATTATAAATAGTTATACAAATAAAATTAAAATTTCAGATATAGAATTTAATGATTATTTAAATAAATTAATTGAATTTAATAATATAGGGTCAGAAATGTATTTAACATTATCTAGTATTATTATAGTTGTATGGAATATACAGATGAAAAATAAAGTCCCTACACAATTATTAAAAGTTCTAGCACCTATTGCATATTTAGAAAATAAAGAATTATATAAAACAACGAAAAAACAAAAATATAAAGAAAGGTATGAATATTGTAAAAAATATATGTATTGAGATACTTAACTAATTACTTAACAAATAATATATATAAATATGCGGATAAACCGAATAAAATCCCTCCCCATATTGTATCAATGATAAATAAATCAATTGTCCATTTATCAAATAAGGCCAAATTAGTAGCGTCAAAAATACCATATATTAAAGCACCTAATATAACTGCATCTTTAATCATGTCATTATTCGTTTTATAATTATCTTTTTTTCTAATAATAAAATAATAAAGTGCGAGTGTTAAAAATAAATAAGCAATAACTGCTGGTATTTTTTTAACAACAACTTCTTTATTTTGTATTATTTTTATTTGTTTTGTAAATTTACTAAATAGACTATTTAAAAATATTAAATCTATACAGAAAATAATAATTCCGACAATTAAAAATGATTTTATTTTATCCATTTTTTAAGTTATTATTATAGTATTATTATAGTATTATTATATTTTTATTATAATTTATAATATACTTTATTATTTATTTTTTTGAAACAAAAATTGAAATTTATGTAATAAATATTATAAATAAAAACACATTATTATTCTGTGAAAACAAAGATATTATGCCGTGTAGAAAATATGGTTTTAAACCTGGTTTTAAACCAGGTTTTAAAACAGTATTAAGAAACATCATATATAAAGCACAAAATCAATATGGCAATACAAATTGTAGAACTTTTATGACGATTCTTCAAAGATTAACAGAAGAAATTAGAAAAGGACATGTATATATAAATAAGGGAGATATATTATTTTTAATTGAAGAAATAGAAAAGTATACTATAATTGATTTGTACTTATTTAATAAGATTATAGATTTATCTTTAAAATTCCCATTATATTATAAAAATGATATTAAATTATATTACGAAATAATTGAAAGAGAAAGAATAGTAAATAGTCAAATTAAAATTATATATAGAGGTTTTATTGATATTCACGGTATGAGAAATGATGATTTATATCATTTTTTGAAAACAAATATTCATATTATTAAAAAAATTAAAAAGTATAAAATTATCTGTGGTAGAGGTATTCATTCTCTATCGCGTCCTGTTTTAAAAGATTCTATTATTAATTTTTGTAGATGTCGTAAATTAAAATATAAAACTGATTCTAAAGGGGGGTGTATTATTATTAATCCATAACATACATTGCTTTAATTAAAAATCAAAAATATTAAATTAAAATTAACTAGATTATATTTATAACATATTTTATATTAAATAAAAATTATTTTTTTTGTTTATTTTTTTGTTTAATATAAAATATAATTATGATTTTTAACTATAAAGAGTATTTAAAGAGTATTTAATAAATAGTTAATAAATATAAATATAAATAGTAATATATTTAACCAAATTTCATTATTATAATGACCGATTATTATAAATTATTAGGTGTTTCTAATACAGCAACAGATTCTGAAATTAAAAAGGCGTATCGTAAATTAGCTCTTAAACATCACCCTGACCGTAATCCAGATAAGAAAGAAGAAGCAGAAACTAAATTCAAAGAAATAGGAAAAGCATATCAAGTATTAAGTGATACATCTAAAAGAAAACAATATGATACATTTGGTGAAGATGGTTTAGAAAGAATGGGCGGAATGGGAGAAGGGTTTTCACCATTCGATTTATTTAATAATATGGGTGGATTTGGAGGAATGGGCGGAATGGGTGGAATGGGTGGTCTAGGTAATTTATTTGCTAATATGTCTGGTCAAAACAATTCACAACAAAGACAAAAAGCACCACCCAAACAAAAAATACTTAATGTTGAATTACATAATCTTTATACTGGAAAAAACATTTCTTTCATTTTACAAAAGAAAGAAAAATGTAGTAGTTGTAAAGGTATTGGTGCTATGAATGAAAGTGATTATATAAAATGTAATACTTGTAATGGAAATGGAAGAATTAAAGAAATAAAACAAATGGGTCCAATGATACAACAAATTATTAAAGAATGTTATAAATGTAAAGGAAAAGGAAAAACTATTTCAGAAGCCAATAAATGTAGAGAATGTAAGGGAAATAAATTTGTTATTAAACCAAAATCTATAGAATTATATGTACCGCCGGGAACTAGTAATGGAGAGAAAATAGTCCTTAAAGGATATGGTGATTGGATCCCAGAATGTATAGACGGAGGTGATTTACACGTTGTTATAAATGAAATTAAGTCCAACAGTGGTATATTGCGAGAAGGAGAAAATTTGATTTATCATAAAAAGTTAACTCTAGTAGAAGCACTTTGTGGAACAACATTTATATATAAACAACTAGATGCGCGATATATTAAAATAAAAACGAAAGATATTATAGTTCCTAATCAAGTAATGAAAGTAAAAGGAGAAGGTATGAAGAAAAAAGAAGAAGGTGATAATTACGGGGATTTAATTATTAAATTTAATGTTGTATTTCCGGAAAAATTATCTAACGAACGCAAGAAATATCTAGTGAAAATCCTTCCAAAAGTTGAACGCCAAATATGGGATATAGAACCCCGAGAATGTCCTAATGCCGAAGAGAAAAAACTAGAATATATGACAATTGATGATGATGATTCTAAAACCAATTTTAAAAATCAAAATAGTCAATATTATAGAAATTTAGATGAAGATATTGCTGAAGATATGAATGAACATATGTATAATACGCGTCATTCAGATGAACCTCCTGATGATAATCAAGGAGGAAATCCGATGGAATGTGCAACTCAATAATGTAATGATTGTTGCTTAAATGAATAAATAAATAATTAATAAAATATAAAATTGATTTAAATTTTTTTTAGTATAGTATTATTAATTAAGTAATACAAACCAAAAACAAAACCATAGTAATAATATATTTTATTAATAAACTATAAAATGAGTGCTTCTGTTCAAAAAACAATTTCTAAAATTAATCCAAATAGTAATGTAAATGACGCGTCTTTATCAGAAAATAATAAACAAATGTATGATTTGGTTTGTTTTATTTCAAGTATGGTAATTAAACATCTAAAAGAAAACAATAGTACTAAACAAGAAATAAATTCTAAAATATTTAATGATACTATTAAAAGATATAAATTAATTAGTAAAAAAAGAAATAGACGTGTTGTTGATAAAGACTGTATGTGTATGGGACGTAAATTAGATTCACTTCAATGTACAAGGAGACGGCTTCCTGGACAAGAATATTGTTTAAGTCATGTAAAAAATCGCCCAAATGGTCGCGTAGACCAAGAAATGGTAGAAAAAAAACCAAAAGGGAAAAGGGGTAGAAAACGTAAGAATAATTATGACCCAAAGCAAAGTGATGATAATTATATTACAATGTGGGAAGTATTAATTGATAATGATAAATATTTTTGTGATAAAAATAATAATATTTATAGTTTTAATGAAACAAAACCCATATTTTTAGGAAGATTAACTCTTGATTGTACAATTGACACATCTCAAAAACCTAAAATTGATTTTTCAAAACTAACTAAAGAAAAACAAGAAAAATCACAATCAATTTCACCACACCCAACACCAGAAACCCCAACACCTATTGAAATACATTAAAAATACATTAAAATGGAAAAAGAATCAGAAAAAGATACATATAGTATTCAATTAACAAAAACTGAAAATATAGATAATATAAAAAAGTTATTTAATTTAAATCAAAATAGTTTTAATCAATACAATTCTGAGTTTAAAGTTGTTAGTATTAAAACTATAAAAGAAAGTTGTAAGTTTTTAATTAGTTTATTAGATAAAGATAGTTCTACTTATAAAAAAGAAAAAAAAAAAATAGAAGATATAGAGGATATATTAATTAAATAATATTATATTAAAAAAATATAGAAAAATGTATTAATATTTAAAAACTATCCATTATTAATTTTTGTTATTCCCTATGTGGCCTGTCGGTGGCGTATTATCTGGTTTGTGCTTCCCATTTGGGCCTAATGGCCCCCACTTCTCCGTCCCACCTGGGCCTAAAAGACTAGCCATTTGAATTTTTACTTTACCTACGTGTACAGAATTAAAAATATTCAGAACTATAAGCACAAGCAACAATAATACTGTTACTAAATCTGTTATTCTCATATTATTATTTGAAGACATTATTATTTATTTATTTATTTATTTATTTATTTATAATATTACTAAAGAAAATAATTTTCAAAATTAAATTAAATTAAATTAAATTAAATTAAATTAAATTAAATTAAATTAAATTAAATTAAATTAAATTAAATTTATTGAAATTTTTTAATTATATTAAATTTATTGAAATTTTTTAATTAAATTAAATTTATTGAAATTTTTTAATTATATTAAATTTATTGAAATTTTTTAATTATATTATATAGAAGACTATTATAATATAAAATAATAATGAATTTATTATTAATTTTAGAAAAGATTAAATATATTACTAAATATGATAAAACTAAACTTATTACTTATTTAGGTATATCCATTTTTATTTTTTTCTTTTTGGAAAAAGTAGAATTCCGAAAAATAGCGTTAATAATAATCGTATTTATAGGCGTATTTTATTATCATAATAGTGATGAAATAAAAGAAGAATTAACATCCACAAATCCATCAACTAATCCATCCACTAATCATATTAATATAAACGATAAAACAGTTAACAAAAACATTCAAAAAACAAAACTAACAAATCCAGAATTAGCACAAAAAGTGGATTTAGATAAACTAAACAATCAATTAAAAGACATTAAACAATTTATTAAAGTAAATGTCCGTGAAATAATTCAAAACGTAGGTAATTCTCCATTTAAAAACAAAAATATCGGTATATATAACAACCTTGTTAAATTAATGAACGATTATTTACATCAAATCAAATTTGTTTTAGAGGGACGGGATTTTAAGCATAAAAACTTGGAAAAAGTTCGTGATATTAAAAAAGAAATCAATGTAGTAATACACTCAATTCATTTTAAAGTAAATGCGAATCGTGATAAAGATATAACACAACATGCTAATAAAATAAACGAAACATTTAAAGAAATAGATGACTATTTAGTATCTCATGTTAATAAACGCTTTTATGAAGAACCAACATATTTAAGTGGTGCAGTGAATTGTGAAGAAGATGCTCCTCGTTCGTTTGATATTAGTATTGATACTGATTGTCATCTAGTAGATTTTTGAGTTGTAATTATTTAATAAAAATAAAATTGAATTATTAATTTAACATATTGTATCAATAATTAAGAGTAGTATTAGTTATGGAAAGTTTAATATCTAAATTTCAGAAACATTGTATAAAAAAACCCAATGAATGGGAACATATTTTTAAGTTTCTTAATATTGATACAAATAAAAATATACAATATATAACTTCAAAAGATATTAAAAACTGTAAAAAAACATTTAATGGAAAATCTCAATTTGAACCAAGATTATTATGTAAAATGGATAGTTATGAATCAAGACCAGATATATTTAAAAAACATAACATATTTTTATTATCTATTAAGAATGGGAAATATATTCTTTTAAAAGAAAATATTTACATTAAGTTAAATAAATATTATAATGTTCCTTATAAGATTGAAAAAATTTGCAAGAGTTTATTATTAGATATAGGTAATAGTGAAACAAGCATGTTAGATAATATGTTATATAATAATATTTTAAGTCAAATAATAGGAGAAACCGTTTTACGTGGTCCTTTGATGGGAGGAAGACATCGTTGTTCATTTAAGACTCATTTACAAAATTCTATTATAGAAATAGAAGGGTCTCAATATGAAACAGATGGATGTTATGAAACAGAAAATTATGTTTGTATTGTAGAAGCGAAATCAAAACAATATTATGATTTTAATATAAGACAACTTTATTATCCATTTAGAGAAGTACATAAAAAAATAGGAGATACGAAAAAAATTATAGCATTATTTATTTATAAAGATAAAAGAGATGTTATTCATGTTCATAAATTTAAATGGAATGATTATGAAAAAATGTTAGATATAGAAGAAATTGGTTATTATTCTTATGTATTTTAATTTGTAATAATGACTTCCATTGTTTTGGATTCGGGTTTCTTTGAATTAATAGCCCTTTTACATTCTATTTTACTCACTGTAATTGATTCATCAGTAAAACTATCAGTGACTAATTTTACTTTAGAATTACTCATCATAAATTTTATTTTTTTTGTATGTAACGATTTTGTTAATTTAAACAATTCATTATGATTTTTTAATGTAAATCCATCTTTATTATAATCAACAAAAGATGTGCTATTTTCGGGAGCATATGGTGGGTCTAAATATACAAAGTCCTTTTCTTTTGGTTTTTCTAATGATTTAGAAAAATCACAACATTCAAATTTAACATCTTTAATCAATGTACTAATTTCGTCTAAATGTTCTTTTGTAATCATTTTCGGTGTTGTTTTATAATGACCAAATGGAACATTAAAACCATTAGGACCTTCTCTATATAAACCCCTAAAACACGTTTTGTTGATAACAATAAATAATGCGGAACATTCTATGCTAGATTTATCTATAATTTTATTAAATTGTATTCGTAACCAATAATAATAACTTTCTTTAGATTTTATGGCTTCTTCTTGTGTGGATGGTTTTCTTTCTTTTTTATCTTCTACACAATCATTTTCACATTTATCATATATATCACGATATTCCTTTATTTTTTTATATAATTCGTCTTTTTTAGATTGTATGTTTTTATAAACTCCTATAAGTACTTTATTAATATCATATGCATAAATAGTCCCATTAACTTTAACTTTATCTTTATTAATTTTAATGTATGATAGAAGTGCTAATAAAACGCTACCACCACCAATAAATATTTCGTGATAATTATTTATTTCAGAGGGGAATTTTTCCATAATAGTATTAATAATCTGTGTTTTACCACCAGCCCATTTTAAAAATGGTTTTGTTATTTTTATTTGATTTTTAACTTCTTCAGTTTCTTCTGTTTCATTTGTAATATTTAAATTTTCTAAGTCACTTACAATATTATCCATATTAATTTATAATAGTTATATATATATATATATATATTAGTATATTAAACTAAATTTAAATCAATTTTATAATTAGTATTTATAACTAATATTATATTTAAATAATTAATTATTTAAATACTTTTTGATTAGATATATTTATATAAAAAAATATAATTTATATTAAAATTTATATTAAATATAATACTTAAATATGCTTGATTTAGAATCTCAAATCGTTGATTATTTTAAAAGTGACAAATTTAAAAATACGACACCTTATTTAAGTTGTAGGAATATTAGTAAAAATCTTGACTTACAACCCAAGAAAGTTAAGACGATTCTTTATAAATCTGATAAATTTGAAAGAACAAGACCTATCGATGTTGGTTCTGCTAAACATAAAGATAAATTAAATATTTATAAATTAAAGTAATTATGTATCAGAAAATGTTTCATTATAAACTTTCATTTGAAATCTTATTCCTATTTCGCTAGTTGTGTCATATAAAACAGTTTTCCACCATTTTTTAATTTTATATATTGCCATATATTGTCTATCCATATATTGTCTATTTCTTCCTTTAAAAAATTCCTGTTTTTCATTATCAAAATTATTAAATGATATATTTTCCCAATCCCATTCTTTATCTAGATTCTCGTTTATATAATCCATTGTAATATTAGGATGGTAAGATAAATCACTCCATTTCCAGTCACAATCCAGATTATTTTCTATATCTTCTATTGTAATATTGGGGTTCTTTGATATAAATAAATCATCCTCGCTTACAACATTCAATATTTTATCAGGACATCTTTTTGACCATTTTTCTTTAAATCGTTGAACTGCATTAATATATTCTAAATCCCAATCTTTGTCTGGTAATATATGTATCCAATTTATTTTAAAATTTTTGTGTTTAGAAATTTCATCCCAATCCCATTCTGCGAATGGATATTTATAGACCCATTCAATATTAAAATTTTTATGATATGAAATTTTATACCAATCCCAATCTTCTATTGGATATTTATCAACCCAACTTATATCAAAGTCTTTATGTTCAGGTATATATTCAAAAATCCAAAATGAATATAAATTTGTAATTTTCTCTAACCAACTTATATTAAAATAATTACTATTAATACAACTTTCTTGATAAGAAAATAAATATTTCTCTGGAATTATTTTAATCCAATCTAATTTTAAATTATGGGATAACGTAATCCTTTTCCATTTCCAAGGTAAATGTGGATATTGTTCAACCCATTCTATTTGAAAATTGTCTCCTTCACATATTGATTCCCAATGCCATTCTTTTTCTGGATATTTAATAAACCAACTTATATCAAAATTACGATTTTTTGATATTTTATTCCAATCCCAATTTTTATCTGGAAAAGCATCAACCCAACTTATATTAAAATTAATATTATCTCCAATAACAAACCATATTAATTTATCAGCAAACTCTGTTATAACTGTTAATGTTAAATTTGTCGATAAAGATATATTACGCCAATTAAATGGTTTATCTATATGTGTTTTAATAAAATCTATATATTTAGCATCCCAAGTATCTTGTATATATTTTCTATATTTTTTAATTCTTTGTTCTCTAGAAAGTAAATCCATATTTTTATTTATTATTTATTATATTGTAAAAGTTAAATCAATTTTAGTTTTTTATTATTAGATTTTACTTAATTAAAAAAATGAATAAAATAAAATAAAATATATAAATCATTAAAAATAAATAAAAACTAAAATTGATTTAAAATATTATAAAGATTATATTTATAAATTAATTAAAAATCTAATAATAAAAAGTAAGTATATATATATCTAATACATTAATAAATAAAAATGATTATTCCAGTAAAATGTTTTACGTGTGGAAAAACATTAGGTAATAAATATGATTATTATTGTAAAAAAGTAGTAGAACGTAAATTAAAACTTAATATGAAACCTGATCAACCATCTGTAATTGATGTAAATGAAGACGATGTTAAAAAAACACCAGAAGGTGAAGTATTGGATGAATTGGGATTAATACGATATTGTTGTCGCACACATATGTTAACACATATTTCTCTTATTGATGAAATTTAATAGTTAGAAAAAAATAAAAATAAAAAATAAATTAACTTATCACTTAAAAATGTTTTTTATATTATAAATAAGTTAGAGAATTTATCATATATATAGAATTAGGGAACTACGTCGAGAATTACATTATTTTGTTCATTTTTTTTTTAAGTTTAAATTTTCTTTTAATTTTAGCTATATTTTCAGATCGTTTTTTTAGCTATATATTCTTTCATACCTTGTTTTCTGCTTTTACTCCGCTTTTGTCTGCCATAGAAACTTTAATTAAAATTGGTTGAATCTTCTTCTCCCACTACCGCATCTAATCTATGAAGACTATAGGGTGCAGCTTTGATTGATCTTTCCATACCTAATATAGAAACAATAAGAATTACTACTAACAAAACACAAATAACAACATTTAAATCTAATTTACGAGCCATTTTTAATTAAATATATTTATTAATTTATTAAAATATACTTTATAAATAGTAGTCAGAAAAAAATTAAATTAAATTAAATTTAATTTAATTTTTTTCTGGCATTAAAGCAAAACTATAGACATAAATATAGTTTGTTGTCGCAAAATCTTCTTAACTCATATTTCTCTTATTGATGAGATTTAATTTATAAGTAATATTTATTTATAATATTTTTACATTATAATAATGACACTAATTAAAAAAAATATAAATACATTACTTTTATTATTTTGATACTATTATTAATTAAATTAATAATAATTAAAAATAATAATTCAAATGAACAATTTATAAACTTAAGACATTCTCATTTTAAAAAGATATATCCTAAATATAATTTTAAATATGAAAAGGAAGATAATTCATTAATAAGAAATAATGATGAAAAAATTAAAAGAAAAGATTTTAATTCTAAGAAATGTAAGTCTTCAATCATAAATAAAATAAATACTATAAATAAGTTTAAAGAAGCAAAAGATATTGGAATACCATTTCCAAATTCTATAGAATATAATAGAGATATTGATAATAAAAAGACAATTTCTAAAAAATTAAATGAAAATAACATTAACTATCCAATTGTAATAAAACCTACTAATGAAACACAAGGTAAAGGAGTATATGTTAATATTAAATCTATTGATGAATTATTTAATTATATTGACAATAAACTTAGTAAATATAATATTTTACAAATACAACAAATGCTTGAAGGAGAAAATTATAGAGTTTTATTTTTAAATGGTAAAATAATAGATATACTTAATAGAACAGTTCCTTATGTAATTGGAGATGGTAAGTCAACAATTAAAGAACTGATTGATAAAAGAAATAAAAATAGAAAAAAAGGAACAGAAACTAAAATAATTACTGAAAATTATATTAAAGAACAAGGATATAATGATATAAATGTATCTGCCCCTAATAAAGGTAAGCGTATTTATATTACAAAAACTATAAACTATCACAATGGAAGTAATAATGTTCCTTTTCCTATAAATAAAGTTCATAAAGATACATTAAACATGTTTAAATATATGATGAAATATTTAGATTGTAATATAGGAGGTATTGATTATATATCTAAAGATTTAACAAAATCTTTTAAAGATAGCAAAACGGATGGTATAATAGAAATAAATAGCGGACCTCATTATGATATACATATTCGCAAAAATAACAAAATGTTAATAGCAAATAAGATTGTCACCGAATTAGATAATTATTATGATACTATTTTTAAATAAAATTATTCATTATGTTGTATATAATAATCCAGCCATACCATTTGTAATTTGAAGTATATTGTAATTAATAGCATAAACAATTATAGCACCAGCTAAAATACTAGATTCAAATTCAACCTCTAAAGTTGCGTTATCTAAGCGGCTAAAATTACACGTACCAGTTGGTTGAAATTTTTCGGGCATTAAAGCAAAACTATAAACATAAATATAGTTTGTAGTTGGAATACTAGTATGTCTTTGATAAGGTTGCATTAATCTAAAATATTCTCCTTTTCTTTTTTCAAATCTAGAATTACTATTCAAAAATAATTCAACATTACTTATAGGTGCTTCATTATTACCACCATTTGGATTTTTACCATATTTACCCCATATATTATAAGTAGGTTGTTCATCTGCTCTATAAATCCATATTAGTTCTTTAACAGGATGATTATAAAATAAATCAACCCTTTTTGATGATAAACTAGCAGATATAGTTGTATCTTGTATTTCTTGTACTTGTTCTATTAAATAATGTTTATCACACATAGTTGCGAATTTTTTCCTTTCGAATGTATCTAGATAAATATAATCACAATATAAACTTACAGATGTTATTGTTTTTTCTGTTGTACCGCCAGATACATTATTTCCTGAATACCAACATTCTGAAAAAGGTCTTAAAATTACATTTACCTTAATTTCACTATACTGTAATCCTATTAAAGGTAAAGCATTACTAATATCTTTACAAAACCAAAATGGTAAAGGTACAAAAAGAGTTATTGGACCTCGTTGTGATGTATTTGAATAAGAAGAATGTTTTCCTACCATTTTATAATATCCATCTAATTTACTTTGTGGAACGCTTAAGCTAGATATTAAATCTAAATATTCTCCAGTAAATCTAACAATTTGTATTCCACCCATTTGTAATTCAACCTCTTTAATTATGTGATTACCAACACCATTTATCCAACTTGTAGTTGCGGATGTCAGTTGTGGTAATTCTATTTGAAGATGCATACTACTTAATAAATCACCCTTTCTTTCTATAATACAAGAAATCTTTTCATTAAAGTTAAAACTAGAAGTAAATTGATTTTTAATATTTTCAATAGAGAAATTTGTATGTCTTTTAAACACACTTTTAAAAAAAGACATTTGTGGATTACCTATTATATGTCTATCTTGCTTTCCCAAAGCCACTAATTCTAATAATGAACCTGCTCCCATTTTATATTTATTTTTATATTTTTATTTATTTTCTATGTATTAGTTCTTATTAGTATTTTAGATAAATTTTTCTTACTTATTACTTATTTATAATATTAGTATATTTAAATTAAAAATAATTTTAAAACTTAATAAATTATTAATATGTAATTATTTATATTAAATATCATAATTTCAAAATATCACAATATATCATAGTATGATAACAAATGATTTATGGTTAGAAAAGTATCGTCCCACAACTCTTAAAAACTACATTGGGAAGGAAGATGATATTAAAGAAATAACAGAATGGATTGAAAATTTTGAAACTAGAAAAGAAAAGTTTCTAGTATTATACGGTAATCCAGGTGTTGGTAAAACAACTCTTGCACGAATTATTTTTGATAAATATAATTACGAAACAGTGGAAATCAACACTAGTGATTACAGAAGCAAAAAAATGATTAAGGAACGAATCGGTGTTATAAGTGGTAGTAGTATTATAATGGATGCAAAATTGAACAAGCAAAATCCATTTAAAACAAAAAAATATAAAAAAATAGGGGTTTTAATGGACGAAATAGATGGTATAACTATGAATACAGAAAGTAGTGGTATTCAAGAATTGATTGATATTATAGTTGGTATTAAAAAGATAAAGAAAAACAAATTCCCCGTTATATGTACGTGTAATAGTATTAAAAATAAGAAAATTAAATTATTAACAAAAAATGCTCTTACTCTTAGAATAGCAAAACCATCTTCGAAGGAATTAAAACAATTAGCGGAACATATTATTAAAAATGAAAATATACCTATTAAAAAGGAAATCCTTAATCAAATAATAGGACAAATGAAAGAATATAGAAAACTTATTAATGTGTTATATCAAATTCATATTTATTGTAAAAATGAAAATGTTTTAAAAAATAAAAAAAAAATAACATCTCAAATCATACTGAAAAATTTTATGAATAAAAATGAATTTCCTAATAAAAATATAAATAATAATAATAGTAGTAATAATGAAAACCACAATCACATTGATTCAGAGAATGATTATATTACGGATAACAGTATTAATTTACTAGATAATGTTCAGTCAAAAATTAAATATATAATTAATAATGAGGTAAAACAAAATGATGTAAGATTGATAGTTAATAGTGATTCTAATGTTTTCTTTTTAAGTATGTTTTCTAATTATTTAAATTTAATAAAACAATACAATCTAAATAAAGAATTAAAATATAAAATAATACAATCAATTGTTAAAAACAATTCTATATCAGAACTTTATAATAGTAAAATTTTTTTAAATCAAACATGGGAATTAAATAATTATCTATCTGAAATTGGTATAATATCAAACATAAAACTAATTAAATATAATAAACTATTTTACAATAAAACTCAAAAACCTATAACTATCAAATACAAAAATTATATACCAGAACATCACTATGGTTTTAATAAAATGGCTCAAGATGAAGGATTTTTTAATCGCAGGAAAACATTTTTAAATAATAATATTCAAATAAATGATTTACAATCATTATATTATATTGATAAATTGATGTATTTGTCAAAAATAAAAACAAATAAAATAAAATCCACATCTTCACCAAAGAAGAAAAAAATAAAAATACAATTAACTGACAAAGAAATAAAATACAATAAAATTATAGAAACAAATGAAAAAATAAATAAAAAAATAACAGATTATATTTCAACAGTAATATAAATTAAATAAATAATTCTTCTAAACTTATTTCTGGAAGAGCTTCTATCTTAAACTCTTTTTTATCACGAGATGTATTATATTCATCTTCATTTTCATCTTCATCATCTCTTTCATATCCATTAAAAGATGTTGTAGAATAACTATCGTCATCGTCGTCATTATTTAATCTGGAGCAATAAAATTCTTTTGTTTTATTTTTATTAAGAGAAAACCTTAATTTTTTACTTTTATCCTTATTCTTTTCTTTTAAAGATTTTTGGGATTTTAAAGATTTTAATTTTCTCCTCTTAATACGTTGTAATCTTCTTTCTCGTGATAACATTTTTTTTAAATCACTTACATTTAATTTTCCTAAATCAGATTGTTTTTTTTTTGATTGTTTTGTTTTTCTTTACAAAACTAAGGGACTATTATATTTCATTCTACTAGATATTTTTTTACTTAAATAAAGTTTTTTTGCTTTTTCCTTTACAGATTTAATAATATCTTCTCTGGTCATACCTCCAGAAGTTTTTAAAGCTATACCTACATAAACTTCTTTGCGCGACCCTATTTCTTTCATATTTAATTTTACCTTATATGTGTTTTTATATAATATATAATTATTTATATTTTTAAATTTATACACATTTTAATAAATAAGGTTTATAGATTAAATGAATAATAATACTTTAAATAAATTAGATACATATTATTATGAATATAACAATAAATTATATTATATGTTAATATTTTTTATATTAATATTTAGTATTGGTTGTTTTTTATTTACTAATTTATATTGTAAAAATATAATATGTTGTGATAGATGTAATTATGATAGATTATAAAATAACATAAAATAAAATTTTATAATTATTCAATATTTTTTTGAAATTATTTTATTTATTATTTATATATTTACGTATTTTAAAAAGATTTATTTTTTAAAAAGATTTATATGTAAAATGAAAGAAACATTAAATAATAATAGTAATTCAACTGTTAAAAATTTTATTATAAAAACAACTGTTATAACATCATTAATAGTCTGGATATTAGGTAGTCATACTAGTAATTTTTTAAAATCACTTAGTAATTTATTAATAGACCCATTATTTTCCATTGATTTAGACAATAATGGAATACCGGATTTAAAAGAACTAGATAAATATAATGTAAAAATTGGTAATATTAAATTACCCCTTGGACGCATATTAATAGAATTATTAAAATTAATATTTAATATATTGTGTGTATTTTTATTTATATATATTGTTATTAATTTTACAGATTTAGCTAAAAATGTTAAATTAGAATAATTTAAAATAAAATAAATAAATAAAACTATTCATTTTGAACTGTTGTAGTATAAAGATACCGCATATGTTCTGGTACTTGTTCAGATAAGTCAGATTTTATAGTATTATTATCAACTAAATTTTGTAGTTTAAAAGCATTTGTTTTTCTTTTTTTATCTTTAGCAATTCTTAATCTGGAAACATTCGTTTCTACTCTTTGGTCATTTATTTTATCCATTAAATTTTTGGCATCATCAATATTATCAAAATGTTCAAAAATAATACTAGTAACTGTTTTAAAACTAACATTTGATTTTTTAACAGTGTTATGATTTTCTATTTGTCTACCTTTGTAATTTCCTTGTAATTTAACGTGTGATATATCTTTTTGTTGAATAAAAGATAAAATACTATCACCAATATTTTTACGCTTTTCTTTCCTTACTTTTGAAGCTTTATCCAAAGTTTTGATTTCTTCTTCTAACTTCAAATATTCCTTTACCGATTCTTTAAAATATTTAATACACTCTTCTTCTGACATTTCTGGTTCGTCTTCATCATCATCTTCATTGTCTTCTTCATCATCATCGTTTTCATTGTTATTTTCTTCATCATTTTGTTCTTCATCATCATCTTCATCATCATCTTCATCATCATCTTCATTGTCTTCTTCTTCATCATCGTTATCGTTGTTTTCTTCTTCGTCATCATTTTGTTCTTCTTCGTTATCGTTGTTTTCTTCTTCGTCATCATTTTGTTCTTCTTCGTTATCGTTGTTTTCTTCTTCGTTATCATTTGCTTCTTCTTCATTATCATTTTGTTCTTCTTCGTCATCATTTTCTTCTTCTTCGTCATCTACTTCATTCCCTAAATTATCATTGTCTTCATTAGATGTAGATTGGTATTCGTTTTCTTCTTGTACTACTTCTTCATTATCAGACATTTTAAATTATTTTACTTAGCAATAATACTAATAGTATTAAATATATATATTAGCAATAGATAATACATTTTATTATTAAACTTATTTTAAATTAAATTAAAATTGAAGTTTTAATCTAGTTAAAATATATTATATAATTAGAATTAAAAGCAAATAGTGATGAATAACGATAAAAAGGTAGTTAAACCATCATTAACTACACATAAAAATTTAATAGGGCAACTCTTTTATATTCATATACAACAAATATTAGATGAAATAGCAACTCAATTAAAACTAGATGACGACACAAAAGAAAAATTAAAAAATCATATATTTACTAACTCAGATTCTATATTTAATTATAAAACATATAACAAATATCATAAAATATTAAAATAATATATTTTTATATATATATATATAAATAATATATTTATATATATATATATATATAAATTAAAATTAAATGAAGAAGGGATTAATAGGGGGTGGGTTGCGTTCTCGTTGGACTATTGGGAATTCCAATTTAACACCTATAATGTATTTATTATTTTTTATTATTATAATAACAATAACTATTGTATTTTTAATAGTAAAAATAATTTAAAATCAAATCTAAATATTTATATAACTATATTTTATAATTTGAAAATAACTTTTTTTTAAAATGGCTGAAAAATATTTAGAAATGGATGATAAAGATTTTGATAAATTAACAAATACTTTTTTAGAAAGACATACACCAAAAGAAAAGGACTTAATACAAAAACAAAAAGAGGATAAATTTATAAAACAAGTTTTAAAAACAGAAAAAATAGAAGACACTTTAACACAAAAAGAACAGGCACAACTATTAGTATCTAGCCTTAAAAGAGAAATGAAAGAAACTAATTGTAAGAACGAAGAACTAAATGAAGATAAAATGATTGATATAGTTAAACAATGATTATTTATTTTTTACCCTTATTTGTTTTATCCTTACAACAACTAAATAAACCACAAACATCATCTAATACTTCATTTATCTCATATCTTCCTTTAGCAACATCAATAAGTACATCAATAACATTAGGAATTATTTGAGAAACAAGATTTAATTTACGTTGATGACTTTCATCTAATTTAACTAATGTTGGAATTTTTTTTGTAATAAGTTTTTGAATGACTTTTATAACAACCGTTTTTTTTTCATTTCCATTTAAATAATTATAATTATCAACTAAACTCATAACCATACCAGTCATAATTGGTATATTGATAATCACATTTTCTGCTTTATATTTATTAGTTTTAATAATTGTAACACATTTATCAATAAGTGATTCAATAATTTGTCCAATTGATAAATTCATATTATTATTTGCTTTTGAATTCCCCTTTCCTTTTTTACCAATACCTTTTGTGTTTTTAGAACCATTTCCTTTATTATCTTTACTAGCTAAATCAATTTCTTTTTTAGATGTTTTTAATATAGTTTCAATAAGACCTTCTAACATAAATCTAATAAATTCTTTATCATCATCAGAAATATCTAAATTATCATCAATAAATTTAAATATAATATTCATAACAACTTTTTTTTTTTTTAGACCATCACCTGTTTTAAATACTTCAACCATTTCTATTGTTCTAGCAGCATATAACATAATATTTGATACATCTAAATCCATACCACGAAAACTGTCTTTAATATTATGGAAAATACTATCAGTATCATCTAATTTTTCTTTATATTTTACACCAGAGTTATCTTCAAAATTTTCAATTGCGTTTATAATAATATTTGATGCGTTATTTTTACTTTTAATTAAATTTATATCATTATTATCAATAGAAGATTCACTAACTACATTATCTATTTCTTTAACATTTAAAGTTTTCTTTATAGTAGTATTAGTATCTAAATCAGTTATAATTTGAACAGTATCTTTTTCTTTATTGTTATTAGACATTATTTATCTTTTTTTATTTTTTGTTAATAATTATTTTTATTTAATTAATATATAATAAAAATATAAATTAAACTTAATTTATATTGTTTAAGTATTTTTTTAATTATATAATTATTATTTAAATATTATTTAATTCATTTAAAATAATATAGTAAATTTAAATATTTTAATTAAATAAAAATGTTTAAAAATAAAAAAAAAGATAATACAAAAATAAGAACAGGTTCATTTACATTAAAATCAATTCCAGTTCGTGAAAATGGTGATAATTATTATTATATAGAAAACTTTGAACAAGCAACTGATAAGCAATGTAAAGAATATGATAATTTAAATCAATTGATATTTATGAAATATAATGGAATTTATGATAAAATAACTAATAAAATAGGAGATTGTCCTTTTAAATTGGATAAAAAACCAGAGCCTCCAAAATCACCAAATAATTATGAGAGTTTAATTAAATGGAGAGCAATGAATTCTTTAAAAAATGTATCTCAACAAACAATCGCAACACTTTATTTATTAAAACATAATTTCAATATTTCATTGGATTTTAATAAAGAAGGTGTTAAACCTAGTGAAATAATAGATGTTGCTTTAAAAGAAACAAAGAATGATTTAGAATTTATGAAACGAGAGGGGTATGAATATTTAGAATCATTGAAAAAAAAAAGAGAAAAAGAAATTAATAAAATTAATAATAAACCTAAAATAAAAAACTTTAGATCTAAATCAATAAATTTAGGAAGTGTTTCTGAAAGTTCTCATACAGATAATTTATCTAGTTCATCGTCTTCTATAGAAATCGAATTTGGATTTAATAATTCAAATTATCGTACTGTTCCACGTACTCAAACGAATCATAATAATAATTATAATAATATAGTAAAAAAAATATCAAATGTGAATTTACATACAGTTCCTCTTAATAAATACAATAATAAATATACACAACAATTACCACTAAACAATATACATATGAAATGTGAAAGACCAGAACATCATACAATAAATGAAAAATTAGGTCATTTTAATAATTTATACCCAACAATAAATAATCCTAGTTATAATAATCATAATAATAATTTTTCACCAACACCATCCGCACCACCAGATTATAATAGTTAATATTTATTTTTCCATTTTTTAATATTTTTTGTTATAAAATAAATAATATTATAGTATAATATATTATAGTATTTTGATATAATAAAAGATAAAAATCACACATAATGACTTGTTTTAATAAAAAAACAATATATATATCAATAATTATATTATTATTACTATTAATTTATATTAAAAAAAGAAGTAATAAATATGGATATAAAAATATAGAAACATTTATAGATTTAGATGAAAAAAATGAAGCTGACGATGAATATGTTAAAATTATTAAAGAAAATACGGAAAAATTAAAAAAACGATTAAATAATTTACATCAATATTATATTTATAAATTACTTGAAACTGTATTTTTAAAAAAAACAGAAATAAATATTTTATCTCTTTTAGTTAAAAATAAAAAAAAATGTAATAATAATTGTATGTTACAAACAAAACGGTCAATTGTCTTATTACAAAATCAAGTCGGTAATTTAGAAAAAATAATAAATGATTTTGAATTAGAAGATAAAGATGATTTTATTAAAAAACAATTAGATTGTATAACAAAAAATAACGCAAACGCACAAAAAGAATGTATGAAAATAATACAATCAAATTATTATGATGACAAAAAAAGTGATGCTGATATTAAAAAAGAATGTGTAGATAAATATGGTATTGAAGAAGAATTATGTAGCAAACCAGCCTCTGAAATTAGTTTTGTTATGTCTAAAAATAAATGCGTAGAAAGTCATAAAGTAAATGAAACAGAATGTATTGAAATACCCGAAGAAATAGAATTTATGACACAAACCAATATATCAAAATATATAAAAGACTTAGAAGAACAAATTAAAAAACAAGAACCAAAATTAAATAGATTTTTATGTTATAAATGTATTAAGCGTATTAAAGATGTAAAAGATGAGTTAAAGGATGGTGAAAAAGAAGAATGTAAAAAAGTATGTAAGGATATTGTTGAAGATATTCAAAATAAGAAAAAAGAAGACTATGAAAAACAAAAAAAATTATTTTTAGCACAACAACAACAAATGAATGAATATTATGAAAAACAATATAAACAAAACGATGGTATCACCTCTAAAACACTACAAAAAATATTTAATGGAGAAGAAGCTGTTTCTGATAGTGAAAATAGTGATATATATGATATTTATAAAAATATAAATGTAAAGAAACATAAAATATCAGAAGTAAGATTTAATGAAATATTTAGAAAATTAAATACTAAAGTTAATAATAATATTGAATTAAATGATTCGGATTTGAAAGACTTAGAAATTTTATTCAATAATAATCATACTAATAAATATATGGGATTTTTATCTCAGTTATTAAGAGTATTAAAATATAAAAATATATTAGATAAATTAAAAGATACTATAAAAACAAAAGAAAGTAAAGAAGTAGAAGAAGAATATGAATCCGAATCAAATGAAAATAGAGCTATTTTATCTCATTCTGGATATAATAAACAATTATCATCAACAGGTTCTACTGAAAAAGAATTTACAATCCCAAATTTACCAGAATTTTTTGATTTATCAAAAGTTCAAAAATATTTATCAGTAAGTTATATGGATTTACACGGTTCTCCATTACCAATGACAAATGATATATATAATTCCAAGTTTCAATCATTTTCATTTAGTTAAGATGATTTTCTGGATGATTTTCTGGATGATTTTCTGGATGATTTTCTGGATGATTTTCTGGATGATTTTCTGGATGATTTTCTGGATGATTTTCTGGATGATTTTCTGTATGATTTTCTGTTAGAACATATTGTTTTATTATTATTAAATTCTATTTTTAAGGATATAGGTTTATATTTCTTTTTTGTAAGTAATTTTTTTTTAGTTAATGTTTTGGTGCTGTATTTATCTAACATATTATAATTATGAAAACAAGATATAATATTATTTTTATATGTACAACCATAAGGATATATTTTTTCTGTAAATTTAATATTATTTTTTAATTTTGTATATTTTTTATGTAAAATTTGATTATTATATAATTTTGTCTCTTTTGTTCTTATTAAATGTAAAAATTTGTTATGTTGTTTCAATATATTTTTAGTTAAAAAAATACTATGAGAAACAATCACAATTTTAGATATTTTTGTTGGTTTTAAATAATTAAATAAACAATTTACAATATTATTTTCTTCTTCTCTTAATTTAATTAAATTATCAAAATGTTTATTTTCTATATCACTGAATAATTTATTTATTAATTTATCTAATGTCGTGTCTATGTTTTTACATTTGGCAAGATATTTATATAATGTATAATCTTTATATATTTTATTATCATCCTCTTTAATAAATTTATATAAAAAAAGGATACTATATTTTAATTCTTTTTTTAAAGAATTAACTTCTTGTGGAGTATTTCCATGTCCTATATCATATGATAAAGCATGTTCATTAACACCCTTTATAATTTTAATTTTACCTTTAATAAAATGTTCTGGGTAATTAAATATGGATGTTTGAATTGCCCTTTTCATTTGGGAACATAATACTAATTTACAATTTTTCATTTTAGTTGGTAAATATTTTTTCATTTCTATTATTGTTAACATTCCTTCTAACAATATTGAAGGATCTTTCATTTTATAAAATTTTAGGATTTTTTCTAGTTTTGTTTTAATATTATTACAACTCACAGCATGTCTCATCCAAAATATTTCCAAATTCATTTTTAACTTTACAAAAAAAAAATATTACTTATATAATAAATATACATATAATATTATATATTAAATATTAAATAAAAATGAAAACTATAGTAAGTATAACTAGTATATTATCTTTAATAATAGCAGTAGGATTTATGATATTTTTATATCTCAAATATTTAAATAATCAAAAAGCAAAAAATCCCCTTTCGCAGAATGAAAAAGAAAATTTCGAACATCCAGAATGTCCAGATTTTTTTGAAATTGTAACAGATAGTAATGGTGAAAAACAATGTAAAAATATTTATAAAATAGGAAAGTGTCGCAAAACAGCTCCATACACAGTATCATTTAGAAATAATAAATTGTTTAATAATACCAAAGACGGTAATTATTGGAAATGTAGATGGGCTAAAGATTGTGAAGTACCTTGGGATGGTATAGACCAAATGTGTTAATTATTTTACATTAGTTTCTTCAATCTCAACACTCTTAATTAATCCATATTTTTCATAAACTGGTTTTGCTCCCTTATGAATAGGAATATCTTTTATACTAACAAGAGAATTAAAATCAAACGCATCTTTAACATAAGGATTTGTTAAATTCCGCGTTTTCAATTTATAATCTTCTCGTTTTTTAACTTGTTTAGTATCAGTAGAACCAGTATTTTCACTACTTGTTTCATAACTAAGAAAATCATTAATATTTTCTTTTAATCCATTCAAATTTAGTATCATATTTTCGACTACTTGTCTAACATATCTCTCTTCTAAATCATTTCTTGCGACTAGTAACATTCTAGTAGAATATGTATCTAAATTAATAGATGTATTAATATTTCTATAAGATGTATTAAGATTTTCAGTTTTATCAAAAATAATATGAAACATATTTTTAATTAATTTACCGCGATTTCTATAATTTGTTATTTGTTTAGCCTTTTCAATATCAAGATTTTTCATAACACTTTTTTCATTTTTAATATCTATCGCATTATAATTATACATATTAATATCATTAAGAAGTCTCATTCTGGTGATACGTTTTTGTGGTAAAAACAAAGAAATATTAATATTACTATTAATAAAATCATATGCATCATTTATAGTTAGCGTTTTAGTTATTTTAGGTATTTCAATAATATTCTTAAGTTCTTTTGGACTAAATATATTACTAATATTCATTGTATTATTAAAAATTCTTTTAATAGTTAATATAGATTTTTTATAGTTTTCATTTGTTTCATCTAATTCTATAAGTTGTATTTTTTCAATATTCTCGATAGTATTATCAGTAGGTATAAAGTCATCTGTTAAATTTAATATTTTTTTTAATTCTTTACGTGTCCCTTTTAAATAATAAATAAATGTGGTTTTTGAATATATATCTTTTAAAGTTTTAAGTTTACTATCTTGATTTTTTTTTATAATAAACGGGGGTTCATTATATTGAGTAACTGTTTCATTATCTGTGATAAATCTTATTTTTTCTGCTGTTATTTTAGGTGATATAAACCGACATTTCATAGCCTTTGTAATTTCAAAAATCATTTTATTTTTTTTATTAGATGTTAAGTAGATAATATCAACTTCTTTTGCGTATAGCGCATTACCCAATTCATTATAATTATTGTATGTAACAACTTCCACATCTTCATTATCATTAAAATTTATATCTGTCAAATAAAATAATTTTAACATATGATAATAATCAGAATTGTATTTATTAAGTACTCCTATTTTAACATTTCTTTCACTGTCTTTTTCAGTAATTTTAACATTTTTGATATCTTCATAACTTAATATACCACTGTTTTTACCAGTCATAAATAAAAAGGATTGATGAAAACAAACTCCTAATACAGAAAAATTAATAGGTGGTAATTTATTACTAATGAGTTTATCTTTGAAATTGCTCCTAATATGATTATGATTATTAATGTAATTAATTAATATTTCTTCATCAACAAACGCCATATCTATTCTATAATCTTCGTTTGTATTATCTATTAATTGAAATATATTATCCATAGAACCTTTTGTATTAATTCCTTTAATGGGGAAAATATGTCTCTTAAAATAAATAGACATCTCATCTAAGTAATTCCCTTCGTTTACTAGACCCAAATTATAAATTGGTAGTTGGTCTTCAATCATAATTTTAATAGCTTCTTCTTTTGGTAAAACAATATTATCAAATCCCTCCTTTAATGACAGCTTTCCTTTTATAATATCATCAAGCTTTTCTACTAAATCATATTTATTTATGAAAAATATCAATGCGATTACCATACAAACTTTAATGAATAATGATAACATTATTCTTTTTTCTTTTAGATATTATTTTTTGTTTTTATTTTTAAGTTTATAGTTATCCTATATTTTTATAAGAATATAATAAAAAATATTAAACAAACTTTTTATTCTAGTAATAAATATATCTTAATAATAAATTGTATTAATAAAATATGTTATTTTTTTAATAAATAAAATATTTATATATCTTATAATTTATTGTAAAAATATAATAAAAATATAAAATGATGAATAAAATATTTGAAAATCCACTAACAGTTTCTCTTATAATATATGTATTAATAACTCTAATTATATATATACGAAACCCCCAATTATTCAATAAAGATAAAAATGATGATGAATATGCCTCTTCATTCCTAGCTAGAAATTCATGTACTATATTTATTATTATACCAGTTATAATTTATGGGTTTGTATGTGGATTAACTAGCTATAATAATAGAAAACAATATTGTAAAATATTAAAATCAAAAGAATTAAATATTAAAGAACTTATCCAAAAATGTAAAAACTAAAATATAATATATATATATATATATATATATATAATGAAGTAAAAAATATAATGAAATCAGATAATGAAAATGCTTTATTTGTTACTCATCAAGGAGTATTAAGAACATTATGTTATAATTTAACAAAAGATAAGAAAACAGGAGAAAATAGATTTAAAAATTGCTCTCTATTAAAAATAGATTCTGAAAATGGTACTATTACATTAGAATATGATAATAAATCAAATGGACTTAATGAAGGTAAAGAAAGTCGCCCAGAATGGCAAATTCAAATTTTTAATTTACATATGATAAATTATAATGAAATAAAACAACTGGTTATTGATATTTTTAATATTAATAATACTGGTTATAAATATATTTATTTAGTAAGACACGCCCAAGGTACTCATAATCTTACAACATTATTTAATAAATTTAAAAAACCATTTTCTATAGATCCAAAATTAACAGATGAGGGAAGAGAACAAGCATCTAAATTAGGTAAATTTATAGAAGAAACAACTTCATTAAATGAATTAAAAGAAAGTATTATAAATAGTAAAGTAGATTATTTTGTTTCTATATTAGGGAGAACGTGGGAAACATTATCATATATATTAAAAGCTATATTTAAAGAAACCCCTATGAGTATAGAACCTGTTATATCATTAGGTCTTTCTGAATTTTCTTATAATGAAAATAAAAAACCATTAAAATGTGATAGTAAGAAAGCACATATGTCTTTAATTGGTAGAGAAAATAAAAGTAAATGTATGCGTTATATTACTGGTAAAGAACCGACAGGACAATGTCTGGAACGAACTTATGAAACAATAACTATTAAACCAAATTATAAATTATATAATTGTTCAGAAGCATCAGATATAATTGACCCAAATAGTGTGTCATTTACAATTGGTGCTGTTATGGCTTCTATAAAGCTTGGATCTTTATATAAACAATTACAATATAAAACAATTAAATCACAAGAAACTAAAATATATGAAAGTATACAAAATGCTGGATATTATAAAAAACGAAAAACAACTAAACGAAAAACAACTAAACGAAAAACAACTAAACGAAAAACAACTAAACGAAAAACAACAAAACGAAAAACAACTAAACGAAAAACAACTAAACGAACAACAACTAAACGAAAAACATAAAATGTAAAAATAAAATATTATATATATATATATAATGAAGAATAATAATAATAATAAAATTGCTTTATTTGTCACTCATCAAGGTATTTTAAGATTATTATGTGCTCAATTAATGAATGATTTAGAATATGGCAATAATAAATTTTTTAATTGTGCGTTAATAAAAATAAATACACAAACTGGAAAAATATCTTTAGTATATAATGAAAATAACAAAAAAAAATCACATTGGAAAATAAATACTGAAAATCCAAAATTACATTTTGATACAGTAATGTCACAAACACATACCATTATTAAAACGGAATTAAAGAAAACTGACTATAATATAATATATTTCGCAAGACATGCAGAAGGAACACATAATAATGTTAATTTTATTAAAATGTCTAGAACTATAAATCCTAAATTAACAACTAATGGAAGAAATCAAGCATATAATTTAGGAACATTTATAAAAAATAATGAACAAGAATTATATAATAATATAATTAATAATAAAGTTAATTATTTTGTATCTATCTTAGGAAGAACGTGGGAGACACTAGGAAATATTTTAATGGGAATGAATTATAATAAAGTGGTAAAACCTATTATAACACCCGGACTTTCAGAAATTGTATATGATGTTGTTGTAAAGTGGACAAAATTAAATAAAGTCTTACTTAAATGTGATACTGAAAAAGCTATTATATATGGTAAAGAAAATACATCACCTTGTATGAAAATATTGAAGCAAAATAAAACTGAAATTTGTAAAATACCAAAAACCATGTTTTGTTGTGAAATAGAATATAAAAATAATAAAAATAAAATAAAAATCAAACCAAACTATAAATTTTATAATGAAATAAGTTGTGAGGAAACAAGTAAGGATTCTATTTTAGTTGCAAACAGTGTCTTAAAAACAATTAGAAATTATTTATTGGAAAGTAAAAAAAAAAGAAAATTAACGAAAAAACAAACATCTAAACGAAAAACATCAAAACGAAAAACATCAAAACGAAAAACAACTTAATTATTATTTAAAGCTATTGATTTTAATATTTTTAATTGCTTCTTTGTTATTTTTTTAGAAGAACCTTTTTTCCTCTTTTTTAACTTAGCTTCTTTTTTATCTTTACTTTTGCCTTTATCTTTACTTTTGCCTTTATCTTTACTTTTGCCTTTATCTTTACCTTTATCTTTACTTTTACCCTTTTTAACAGATTTAGTTTTCTTTTTCCCTTTTTTTGATGATGATTTAATTGATTTTTTACTGAATAATCTAGAATTAGCGTTATTATTATTAATCATAACAATTGGTTTAATTTTTTTAACATTAACATTAATATTACTATTACTATTATTATCATTATTTGTATATTTATTCATTGAATGATTATATAAAGTAGATAATTTTTTTGATTTTTTAATATGCTTTTGTCTTAATGGTTTCTTTTGTGAATTAGAATGATGCTTTCCATGCTTAACATTCATTCTACTGAAACTATGTTGATACTTTCCATCTTTTGAACGACATTTGTATTCAATCTTAAAATTATCTTTTACATTTAATTTATCGTCTACTTTCCTAATATCATTCAAACGCACTTTTTTCTTTAAAGTACGTACTTTATTTGTTTTTAAATTTGTAGTTTTAAACTCACATTCCACTATTGGATTATGATTGCTATGATTGTTATGATTGTTATGATTGTTATGATTGCTATGTCTAGAATGACTTAATTTATGAGGGGGATTAGTAAGATTAAACTTATCTAAAAAAATTGTTCTGTATTTAGAAGATGATTTACCTTGTCGTTTACCTCTTTGTTGTCTAGCAATTGTATTTAAATTTACTTTTTTACAACTACCAGAATTAGGACGCATTAAACTACCGAACATTTTTATATTTAAAATAATAAGTTATATATTTATATATAAATTAGATATATTTTAATCTAGAATTAAAAAATATAAAAAATTTAAAAAAATTATAATTATAAATCAAATAATGTATTATTCAGAATAACTATCAACTATACAATCTTGAATACTAGTTTGAGGACCATATTCGTCATCTGATTTAGAGGTGCAGTCGCGATCCATTTCCATTTTAGCATAAATATCTCTAATACTAAACAGATTTTTTTTATATTTATCTAGTGATTGTAGTTTTTCATTATTTTTAGAAGTTTCAACTATATCGTGGAAACTACTTCCTCCTCCATATTTGAAAAAGAATTTATTCCGTGTTTTATCTATACTTAATGTAATAACGTGTCCCATACCTATATATTTAGTAGCTATATCGAAATAATATAATGTTTTATCTAATCTAGTAATATCTTCAGCATCTATAAACCTAAAATAACCATATAAAAAATCACTCCCTTCTTTCTTATATGATTTCACCATATCATTATAGCAAAGCAAAACACCTAAATCATTCATATCATCTAGATTATATTTTAATTCAATAATATAGGATAAGATTTCTGTTGGTAATTTAGGTAATCTATTTCTAGTTTGTACCAACTTAAGTTGTTCAATGAAAATCTTACTGTCTTTAAATGTGTGTTTTAGTTCTGAATATAAAATAGGGACATCTTTATTATATGAAACAACGTTGTGTATCATCTTATCTATTTCGTTTAAGTTATAATAGGGTTTTAATTCTCGTTTATCATCTCTAGGCATTTTAAATGTGATACTTAAATGGAATGAATTTACAATCAAATTCTTGAAATGAAAAATGTAAAACTTAATTAATATAATGTAAAACTTTATTTAAATAAAAAAAGAAATTATGTTTTAAATTTTATTTTCTATTTTTCCTTTTTGTTTTTTTCCTTTTTTTTGTTGTTGATTTAGATTTCTTTCTTTTTGTTTTTTTACTAGATGCTTTTCTCTTTTTTGTTTTCTTTGATTGTTTCCTAAGATGCTTCCTAGATTTCCCCTTACGAGCACCACCTGCGTTTGCTGCTGCTGTTGCTGCTGGTTCTGGTGGTGCTGATGCTCTCTTTCTTGCTTGTTCTAATCCTGATTCACTTCCTAATTCTTTTTTTTGAGCAACAATATGTGTCTGTAAGTTTTTTAATGCAGCATCATACTCTGCTTTTCCTGCTTTTATATCTGAGAGTAAACTTTCAATATTTTGTTTTAAATCAACAGCGTTTATGTTAACATCATTATATAATTCAGTCATTTTTGTTGTATTTCCTTCTATTTGTTTAGTAGACGCTATTAATGCCTGTTTTAAAGCTTCATAATCTTCTTTTTGTTGGGCAACTGCAGCATTTGAAGCTTTAATTTGTGTTATAGTTTGTTTACTTTGAATTTGTTGTTGTTTTAGTGTTTCGTCTGATTCTTCTTTTTGATCTGTTTGTAAGGCTTTTAGTGTGTTTTGTACTTCTATTTCCGCTTTTAATATTTCAGTATTATGATTAATTTTATGGATTTGTTCTTGTTTTAATAATTCTCCTTCTAATATTAAATCTTCTTGTGTTTGTTTATTTGTTGATATTTGTGCTAAAGTTGTTTTATATTCTTTTTCAATTTCTTTTAATTTTATTTTTAACTCATCTGTAAGTTTAGTTTGTAATTTGTCAGTTAGTTCATTTTTTTTTTCTAGTCTTTTAGCTTCTAAAATGGCGTCTTCATTTTGTTGAGAAATTTCTTGTGCATCTCTAGTTGTTTTTGATTGTTCTTTTAAAATAGTTAATTTTCGTTCATATATTATTTTACTTTCTTTATTTCTTTCTTCTTCATCTTTTCTTTTTTGTTCAATTTGTTGTTTTAATTTATTTAAAGTGGTTCTATTTATAATTTGTCTGGCTACATTTTCTGCGTTTTGTGCTGCCATTTGTGTTTTTTGATCAAGGATAGAAGTATTTGCATTTATTTGTTCTGTTAAATAATTTACGTGTTCTGCCATACTAAGACTATGAGATAAATCATAACCTAACATATAAATACCATCATTTTTAATATATACCACTATTATATTTTTATTTCTTTCTACTCCTATTTTTGGATTAAATACTACCTTACTTGTAACAACACTACTATTTTCTTCATTAAAATCAGCATCGTGTTCAGTTAATTTAAACCTATGTTCTGTGTCTGGTTTTATTGTTGGATTTAATATTTGTAATAATGATTTATTAGAGACAGACACACTCCTAAAATTATTATTATCATCTAAAGGTAATAATAATAATTTTTTTTCATCTGTTGTACTTTCATAAAGTGTACTAAAAAAACTTACAAATTTATCTATTTTTTGATTTCCTCCAACTTGTAGTTGTTTTATAATTTCATCGCTCATATCTATTTTTAAACATTTCTGTACTTGACTTAAAAAATGAGAATGCGGCTGTATTCCTAAAATATCTATGGCAATCGGCATAAATTCTTGTATACTTAATTTAATACTACTATCATTAAAGAATTCTGTAAAATTTAATTCTTCTTCTGTGCCTTTTTTATAATTAAAACTTAATTCTGGTAAGTTTTCTTGAATTATACGTTTATCTATACTTGGTTGTGTTGCTATTGTAATTTTTGTTAATAATTGTTTTTGTTCTTTTGTAGTTTTAAGGTTAGCTTGTAGTTTTTCGATTTTAGCCTCTAAATCTGTAATTTCTTTATCATTTTGTTCTTTTTGGAAAGTAACAGTTGGTTCATCTACGTTACTCACGCTTAATAACGCCGCTGTATTAGCTTTTGTAGCATTTATTTCTACCACTAACTTATTAAGTTCTTCAGTATATTCATTTTCAGTTGAATATACAAACTCATATAATGTAATACATAAATTGGATAACTTATCAAAATAAGTAAAATTTGTACCATCTTTAATATTAACATTTAATTTATTTTTACAGTTATCATCAAGAATTATTCTTTCTAATTTTTCATAAGCTGTACCTACGTCATTATCTCCATCAGGATCTATTATTGTAGTAATATACGCAATTATATCATTATATAATACTTCAGGGTCTGTACTTGTTTCGCAATTTATTCTTCTTGAACCTAGTCCTCTTGAAAGTAATCCTTCTCCCTCTTTTAATTGTACTACTTCTACACCTTCTTCTACAACTGCTTCTGGCATTCTTCTTATTAAACAATTTATTTATTAATTTGTCTTATTATTTAATATTTAATTATTTATAATATTACTGAAGAAAAAAATATAAAAAAAATTAACTAATTAATGAATTATTTTTTATTCAAAGGTAGTTATGTTTATTATCCCAAAAGTCGCCATTTGCTTCTTTGTCCATATAATTGTAGCCACATCTTTGTAAGTAATCAACATCTCTAATAACTAAACGAGAAGGAGACCCGCCACGAACCCAACCATCTTCGGCGACTTCTTCGACTAAATGTTCGGGGTTTTGAATGTTTTTATCTAAATGTGGAACCAAAGGAACCATAACACGGTCTAACGTAGATGCGCCAGATAAAACATTACAAGGTCTAGTAGTAACTGTATCTTCACCAGGAAGTAATCTGCTTTCAATATTCATATCACCCATTCCACGACCCTTGTAAGGAGCACCTCCTGTGGGTCTATGGAATAATTGTACGGGACATTTTGGATTTTCCCTAGTTTCACCAAATCTCATATCAGTATCTTCATCAACAATATCATTTGGTGCTCTAAAACCATTTTTAAAGGTAATCATATGGTTATTTGTAGCTATATCCATAGAGTTTTTAATGGAAGTATCGCAGTCAAAATGATTAGCGACTTGGTAATTACCAGGACCTTTACTTTGACCAGTATGAACGTCTAAATAACAAGTTTCGTCGTGGGTTTTTGTTTTAACATTAACTTTAAAAGGAGTGGCATTGCCAAACGTAGTACAGTTTCGTTGTTCATTAAGAAGAGTGTTATTTTTGTCATAGTTTATTTCATTAGTACTCATATTTACGATTTAATATTTGAAAGTAATAAAATTAATTAAAATTATAAGTATATATATATTAAATATATTAATAGAAATTATTTTAGACAAATAATAATTAATTCGTATAAAAAAAAAAAAATAAATAATATATCATTTTAATTAAATAATGACCACAATTGATTTAGATTTCGAAATAATAAATAAATCACATGAAACTGATTTACTTAATTCTATTCAAGATATTTTAAATGTTAAAAATGTAAAACTTAATAATCCATTAATAAATGATTATATATTTAAAGTGTTTAAAAATAAAATAGAATATAACGAGCTTTATATCCCAAAAGATGAAATACAACAATCACGTCCTAATTCTCCTAAAAGACCAAATACTCCAATACATAATTTACACGACATAAATAATTCAGATTTAGATAATATTAAAACAGAAGAACATTTAAACAAATGTATAAAAAAAATAAATAGTTGTAATACATCACATGATTGTAATTTAAGTTTTAATAACTCAACTAATTCTTGTAATAGTGATAATGATAGTGATAATGATAGTGATATATCAACTTCTAGTATAAATAGTGATAGTAGTATAACTCTATTACTTAATAATAAAAAGAAAAAAGAAGATATTCAGAAATTATTCAATAAACATAATTATAATATATTAACTAAATATAAATTAGAAAAACTAAATAATGTGGTTAAAGAATTTGATGATACTAATAATATTGTATGTGATTTAGATTTAAATTCTTTAACAACCCAACAAAAAAATACTTTTATTAAAATATCACCTCTTATTGAACCAATACATTATATTAAAACATATCTTCCATCAAGCCCACTAAATAATAATAATAATAATAATAATAATCATCATCTAACACCCGATATTAATACTCTTTCTCTTGTAAAAAAAATTAATTCAAAATATAATTCATGTTATGTTGAGGCATTTATGGGATTTTTACTAAATAAATTAATAGAAACAAATACTTGTATTGGATATCCACATTTTTATGGATGTTTTACTGGAATAAAAGAAAATATACATTTTGATATCAGTGAAGATTACGATGATATAAAACACAAATCTTGGTTTAAAAATAAAGAACATTCAACCCTTTTTACTAAAAAAACTATATATGAAGAAGAAACCAGTGATGAAGAAGAAGAAAATAATGATGAAGAAGACACAAATAACGATGATGAAAACAATGAAGAGAAAACAAATAATAAAGAAGAGATTATTGATGAAACACAAACTGATAAAGATATTGAAGAAATATTAGATTTAAAAGATTTAGATATACTAGATGAAGTATTAGATATTGATATTTCACCTGAAGAATTAGAACTAAATTTAAATAATAAATCCAAAAAATCATCATCACTTAAATCCAATCATTCATCATCATCTACATATTCTATAAATTCAAACAATTCGGAAAATTCTTATACTATTGATAATATTTCCGAATGTAGTGATATCGATTTTAGAGATAAAATAGATGTTGTTGAATTTCCACAATTCCCAATTAACGCAAGTATTATGGAAAAATTTGAATTTACACTTGATGAACTTTTGGATGATATGGATTATGAAATATGTGAAGATGAATGGCTCTCTATATTATTTCAAATAATATATAATCTTATGGTAGCACAAAAATATTATAAAATGTGTCATAACGATCTTCATTCTAGTAATATTATGTTTGAAAATACAAATATTACTCATCTTTACTATACTATTAATAGTAAGCATTATAAAATCAAAACATATGGTAAAATATTAAAAATAATAGATTTTGGTAGAGCAAGTTTTTACTATAATAATGAATGGTTTATAAGTGATGTATTTAGTGATGAAGGGGATGCTGAGGGACAAATTGAATATCCTACCTCTTCATACTTTAATCCAGAAAAATCACATAATTCTATTAATTATAGTTTTGATCTAGTAAGATTAGCAACAACAATTTATGAAAGATTTGATGATAATAAAATAATACGAAAATTCCTTAATAAATGGATGAAAGATGATTATAATGAAAATGTAATTAATCTGGATGATGATTTTAGCCTTTATATTCATATTTCTAAATATTGTCATAATGCTAAACCTAGTAAAGTAATTTGTGATCCCATTTTTAATATATTCACAATTAATAAACTTCCTTTAAAATCATCTTTAACTGAAAAAGAACTAGAACATATTTTTACATATTAAATAATATTTTTCCGATTTTTTTAATTTAATGTTTTTTTAATAATTAAAATGTAGTATTTTATTTAACCCAATTTAAATAATAGAATTTTTAATTTAATTTAATTATAATGATTAGTACTATTATTTGTTCATTAGTTATAACCCATTATACATTTACATACTTAAAGTACATTAAAGATTATCATTATAAAGATGCTAAAACTATTATAAATGTGGCTCATTCATCTATAATATCACTAGGATGTTTTTTATATTTAAATAATATAATTAATTTGAACACAATATTATTAAATTATTATACTATAGTTGGGTTTTTTTATATTTGATATATATTATATTTTACGCTATAATATACAAAATGAATTACTTATTAAAATTATTCATCATAGTATTTCAATAGGTGGTATTTACTGTATTCTTTATGATAATAGTACGAGTTATATTGTATCTAAATTATATTTAACTGAAATAGTTAATATTCCTTTAGAAGTTAGATACGTATGTATAAGATATAATACTAATAAAAATCACTATAAAGATATAGCAAAAATATCTATATATTTATTATTTTTAGTAACAAGAATTATTTATCCCGTACCAGATTGTTTTTTTATTTGTAAAGAAAAACCATTATTTTATTGTATAAATTATATTTTTATTTATACATTATGGTGTTATTGGTTTATTATAATAAATTTGACAGTTTATAAAAAAATTAAATTATATTATCAAACTAACACATTAAAAGGAACAAATTAAAAGTTTTAAAATAAAAATTTTAAAATAATATAGTAGTAAATAGTAATATAAAGTTAATTATTAATAATAATTAATAATAATTAATAATAATATTAATAATAATTAATAATAATATTAATAGTAATAAACTAGAAAAAAAAAATACAAAATGCCCGGTGGTATAATGCAGTTATCTGCATATGGTGGACAAGATTATTATTTAACAAGTAATCCACAAATTTCATTTTTTAAAAATGTTTATAGAAGACATACTAATTTTTCAATGGAAATGATTGAAATAGAACCAAAAACATCTAATATTACTTTAAAAGAATCCGATGAAACAAAAATAGAATTTGTTATAGAACGTAATGCTGATTTAATAAAAGAAGTTTATTTTGTATTTACACTTCCTGATATATATTCCGATAATACAAGTAAAGATTATAAATTTCAATGGATAGATAGAATTGGAGAATATATTATTAAAGAAGCAACTTTTAATATTGAATCGCGAGAAATAGATAAATTATATCCTGAATGGATGCATATTTGGAATGAACTTACGTGTGATGAAGCCAAAAAAAGTGGGTATAATAAAATGACAGGTAATATTACAGACCTTACTAATCCAATTAAAAGTGATGGTTCAACTTACCCATTTGATAATAGTAAAATAAGACAAAGTATTAAATCTAGAAAAATATATGTCCCTCTTCCATTTTGGTTTACTTACTGTCTAGGAAGTGCTCTTCCAATCATAGCTTTACAAACGGTTGAATGTAAAATCAATGTTACATTAAGACCATTTAATGAATTATATACTGTAATTCATAGTTCTTTAAGAAAAAAACCACCGTCCGCTACTTATAATTTAGGTATATTTTCTAGCAGTGGTGAAACTATTTCAACATTAGATATATCACCATCAATAGAATTAAATTATATATTTTTAGATAATGATGAAAGAAAGCGTTTTGCGGCAGCAGAACACGAATATTTAGTAAATACAGTACAAAAAGTACAAGATACTATTACACCATCAACAACAGCAGAAGGAGATACGAATGTAATAGATTTAAAAATACAACATCCAGTATCTAACTTGATGTGGATATTACGCCGCACAGATTTTAAAGCTAGAAATCAGTTTTATAATTTCACGAATTGGCCAGATAATACAATAGACCCGGTTATAAACCCTACTGATTATGATGAATTTGCGGCTGAAGCTACTTTTGATTCTAGTAATATCAATTCGTTAAAATACAAGGATATACTTAAATCAGCATCACTTAAGTTTGATGGAGTTGCTAGATTTAAAACAAAAACCATGGAAATGTTTTCCCTAGTAAATAATTTTCAACATATGAAAAGAATACCGGATGATGGTATATACGTTTATTCTTTTAATTTAAATCAAGATATAACTAAACATCAACCAAGTGGTGCATGTAATTTTTCTCGTATTACTAACGCTCAACTTGAATTAACAACAATACCAAAAGAAGATTCCGATTCTAATTATGAATATGATATAATCATATTTGCTCTTAATTTTAATGTATTACGAATAATTGGTGGTATGGGTGATTTGGAATTTTCCAATTAATATATTATATTTGTGTGTTTTTTGTTTTTATTTTAATATTAAATTATAATTATTAAATTATAATTATTAAATTATAATTATTTGATTATAAATTATATATATTATTAATAATAAAGTAAAATTTAAAATGGTAAAAAGTGAAGAAGAAAATAGAGAAGATTTTAATGTTCTCAAAGATATGAAAACTGGTAATTTAGAACTATCAGCAGAAGACCATATTATTAAATTCATAACTAATATTTTTATTATGGGGGGTGTATTATTTCTATTAATGATAAATTTTGTTTCTCTCTCTTGTTGTTTAACAATTAATAAAGATGTAAAAATGTCTGGTAAAATATTTGGTGCATTATTCGCATTTTTATTTGGTTTCATATATTTTACAGTATTTATATTAGGAAATCACATAAAGAGACAAAATAAAACAATTAATTTTGATTCAAATAATTTATTTCCTTTCTAGATATATTTTTTTTCTAATCATTAAGTATAGGGAATTTAAACTTTTATTTTAAAAGATATATTCTGACAGATATATTTTTATAAATATATTTGATTACTTAAACTAAAAACTATATAACTATAAATATGATAGAAATGAATATATTAGCTCACGAAATTATAAATCCATTAAACATTATAGTTGGCTGTGCCGAACTTTCTAAAGTAGAGGCTGACCAATTAAAGAACAATAAAATTGCTTCCTATTTAAATACAATTGTATCTCAAAGTATGAAGTGTTGTCAATTATTAGAACAACAAATTAAAGAACAACACGAAAATATGAATATAGGTCATTTAGATTTATCTGCTTTATTAATTATAATGATTAATAGTTTAAATGACCACCCATTTGTGGTATCTAGTAAGAAAAAATTTATATTAGAAAAAGACACATCTAAAACATATGATATAAGCATTTTAAATGAAAATAAATGTTATCTCAAAATAGTAATCAATAATATGTTAATGAATGCTGTAAAACACTCTAGTTGTGAAAATGGTAATATTACTATTTCTATAAACCATCTCCCCCAAAACAAACTAGAGTTGCGAATTGTAAATTGTATTGATATTGAATCTAAAAACGCCACACAACAACCCGAAGAACACTATTTCACTAAAAGTCATTTCTTGGGATTGAATATCATTGATAGTTTAGTCAAAAAAATAAACGCCGACTGGAATATGATACAAGACGCAAATAGTATCATCACATCACTTATTATATGATGTATTGTTTATTTTATTATAGTTTATTATATTATAAATACTTTAATTAATATATTAATCTTTTAATTATTTATTTGTTTATTAATAATGGTTAGTAAGAAATCTCAAAAAAGAAAGGTTGTGTCCCGCAAAACAACCAAAAAACGTCCTATTATGAAGAAAAAGACTTCTCGTAAGAAGAGCAAAAAACGTCGCGTAGTGAAGAAAAGAAGTTCTCGTAAAAAGAGTAAAAAGCGTCCAGTAATGAAGAAAAGAAGCACTCGTAAGAAAGGAAACTATTTAATTATGAAGGGAGGTGTAGTGACGTTGCTATGTCAGGATAAACCATATAATATTAATAATACTGATAATATTGAATTTAATAGTTTGTATTTTACAGAAAGAATAGAAATAGAAACAATGTTAAATAATGATTTTAAAAATTCTAAAACTAATGAAACATTACCTTTTATAGGTTCTGGATCATTTAATGATACTTGCGATTTGGGAAAATATAAAGGTAAAGCAAAAAAAATCCCTAAAGATAAAGACTATGTAATGAAATTTGTAACATCTGGTGAAGATGAAGAAATAGATGTTGAAGAAATAGATGGAGAAATAGAAGGTAGAGAAATGCATATGAAAATATCTACCCTATTATTAAAGAAGGACAGTAAAAATTTTAGTATAGTACCAGATATTTTACTATTTTCTAAAAAAGAACCCGTATATAGTATTGAAGAAAAGGGTACTATAGATTTACTAGAATATATGGATAGATTCGCAAGACAAACGAAACAATTTAAGTTACACAATATTTTAGAAATGATAGAAGCTGTTTACTTTTTAAATAATAACAATATAGTTCATAGAGATATAAAACTAGAAAACTTTTTAGTATTTAATACTGGTAGGAATCTAACTATTAAAATAATTGACTTTGGTATGGCTATGGAACTAAAAGTGGACACTCCGGGCTCAAAAGAGATTATGGATAATGTTGCCTATAAACCAGCTGGAGGAACACCTGGATATGCTCCATTAGAACAAATTATACCTTCTTTTAATTCGCGTTATTATTTTAATGAAAGTGAATTAACATTTACACAATTTAAAAACAGAGATGTTTATAGTCTTGCAGCATCAATTAAAAGTATAATTCCATTTATAGATAAGCAGAAATCCAATATAAATCCTAATTTAAGTGAAGATTACCTTAATAACATACTATACCCCGAAAAAATGAAATCATATACTTTGTTTATGCAAAATTTTGGTGGGGAAGAAAAATATAATGTGAACACGTCAATTGGTAACATAAATTTTATGGCTAGTAACTATAAAAATACTGATCAGGACAGTTTTGTAGCTAATATTGACGCGAGACCAACTATCGAACAATTCTATGAAGATGTGAAACCGACAGATTATATAAAAGCAAAACAAATATGCGTAGAAATGACAACTAAAGGACCTTGTCAGAACGAATCTATGAAGGGTCATATAAGGTGTATAGAACATACTTGCGTAGAAATGACAACTAAAGGACCTTGTCAGAACGAATCTATGAAGGGTCATATAAGGTGTATAGAACATACTTGTTCTTTCATGGGATGTTTAAAACCAAAATCTTCAAAGGTACAAAGTTGCAGTGAACATACTTGTAATAAACCTGGATGTATCAATGTAATCTCTGGTGAGGGTAAAGAATACTGTGATGTTCATCCTCGTGGAATATCGTCACGAGTACTACAACATAACCCAGAAGTACACGGATTAATCGCCGCGGGAACAAAAATCGCGCTAAAAAAGAAAAGAAGAGGTTTTTAAATATGTTTTAATTTATAATCTTTTTATCTTTTTATCTTTTTAAATCTTTTTATCTTTTTATCTTTTTAAATCTTTTTATCTTTTTATATATTATAATTATAAATATGTCTTCAAAGAAAACAAAAAAAACCAAAACAACAAAAACCAAAACTAAATCTAAAACAACAAATACTAAATCTAAAACTAAAAAAGAGAATTTGTTTCTAGTGACGTCTCGTTTGAATGTTCCACAGCGTAAATATTGTAAATGTTTAATGAGTGTTCGTAAAACACAGAAAAATCCATACCCCATTTGTATTCATTCACTTCGTAAATCAAATCTAGTTAATTATACACTCAAATCCACTAAAAACGCGAAAACCCAATTTAATCCATCGCGGACAAATTGTATTCTTAATTATGACCTCGCAAAATTCACATTAGAAGACGTTCAACTTCTAGCAAAAGAACGCAAAATACCAATAACATATCTTAATAAAAAAAAGAAACGAAAACCATACCAAAAAAACACACTAATCAATAAATTAGTAACCAATTACCTCAAAAACAAAACACAACCCAAAACCACCAAAAAACAAACTAAAAAATCATAAATCATCACATACACTAATGCGGTTTCTTCTTTGTCGTAAATAATTATCTTTTGGTTTTTTTTTTACTTCAACAACATTATTATAATTGCTTTTTTTAGTCATATTATTTACAAAAAATGAATTACAACAACCAGCATCTAGTAATAATAGAATCCAAAAAACAGTTATTAAACAATAAGATATAGAAATAGTACAACTAATAATCATTTTCGGATATGCATATAATTCAAATAACCGTATTTCCATAAAAGCAGTTTTATTGTTTTCTATGAATGTCTTACCAAACATAAAATATATAAAATTCATTATTAATTCTGCCCCCATTAATAAGTAAATGAAAAATTTAGGACTTGATACGTCTAGTAGTTTTTTTTCAATTATTCGGTATCTTTCATTTGTATATATATCTATACTATTATTACCACAATTAGCTTCAATTAGCAATTCTGCTGTTTTAAATATAAAATAAATTACAACTGGAAAATAAAATGCATTTATCCACACTAAATAATTATATATGAATTTATTTTGAATTATAGTATCATATTCTACTATATTTAATTCTATTCCAACAATTATTAAATATAAATAAAAAATAATTATTCCGATATATATCGAAAGTTGAATACTCATTTTAATTCAATTAATTATATCATCTTAAATATTTATTAAATCATATAACATCTTCATTATAAAGTCAGATGTATTTTTATATTTAAGTTAATAATAATAATATATTATTTTTCTTATTATTTTTATATATATGGTAATTATAAATTACTAGATATTAATTTATAAAAATAAATTTATAAATCTAATTATAAAAATATAAATATAAATTAAAATATAAATTAAATAAAATGGATGATTTTATGAAAACACAAATAGATACACTTAATAATATTAAATGTAGAAAAAACTATGATTGTGATAGTCAAAGATATATGATTATAACTAAAATTAATAATATGAAGCAAAATTTAGAAGAATTAAAGAGAGTAGAAGACAGATTAAGTGATTTAGGTAATTATTTAAATAATAATGAAAAAACTTTGAAAATTATGAGAGATGAAACTAAAAATAGCAATGATTCTTTAAATGACCAAACAAATCATTTTTCTGTTGAAAATTATCAATTAGATGAATTAAATAATAATAAAAACGTTATTGATAAAAAAATGGATTTATATTTAACCCAATTAAAAAAAATGTTTTATATAATATGTGCGTTAACATTTATATATTTTATTTTAATATCATTTAATCCTAAAGATAAATAATGTTTTATTCTGCCTCCGATTCAGAATCATTTAATTCTTCTTCAACATCATCATCTTCATAGTCTTCTATAACAGCCCAATCTTTCCAATATTTATTATTACCTTTTAGTTTACCAATAACACGCGTCATTTCAGTAATGAAAACATTTCTCGTAATTTTACCGATTTTATGATTACATTGGTCAGTATATTGTTTAAACGAATTAAATCCATCACCAATAGTAAGACGTTCTCCTGCTGTTTTAATAAGACTATCTTTCTTAAAACCTTCATAAATATTATATCCACTTTTATAATCATCAATTGCGTTTTGAACAATTGATGGAAGAGGAATTTTAAACTCATTCTCTTTTAATTTTTTATATCTTATAATTAATTCATTAAGGAATACTTCTTTCCAATTCGCAAATTTAGTTTTAATACTATAATCCTTTATGAAATGATTTTTATATTTTGTAGGGTTTTCAAGCCTTGCGTCGCCGTAATCACAAAACTTCGAAACATAAGGAGCCACACGAATTCTACGCCACGTACCTTCATCAGTAGAACCAATTTCTGGTTTATCATTACAATTGAAGAATAACATATATTGGGGTGTGAATGTTTTTTGTGGTTTATGAAGTTCTCGACAACTTAATTGAGTACCACTAACAGCTTCTTTCATAACACCTGTTTTAATACTTTCACCCTCATCTGGTTCTTCGGTACATACAATTCTTTTACCAAGTAATACTGCTACAGCAGGAGATGCCGCATTAGCATCACTTCTACTTTTAGTTAATAATGCTGGACTAGCAACGCAATAATAATCACCAAAAACTTCTGATAGTAATTCAAAATTAACACTTTTACCATTACTACCACTACCAGAACAAACATTAAAAGTCTGAATATATGTTTTTCCACTTAAAGACATAGCCCAAATATTCATCATATATTCTTTCATATCTGGATTAGGAAAAATTTTATCTAAGAAATCATTTAATTCAGAATCATACTTTTGATATTCAGGGTCACTAAATCGTACTTCATCTATAATATAATTATTTTTACTAGAAATGGAAATCATATCATCTGGTACTCCATCTCTAAAAATACAAGTTTCTAAATCAAAAATACCATTATTACAATGAAATACATTAGGATTACTATCTAATAATTTATAAAAGTCTGGGTCATAAAATTCTGTTGCTAATTCTTTAACTAATGTTGTTCGTTTAGTAGAATTTTCAAGGTAATTTACAAGTTTTTTTGCTATATCAATACTATCATCTAAATCACTTTGGTTTAATTTCAATTCTTGAACGGTTTTACGTCCCTTCTCTAGTGTGGATATATTGTCACTTAATTCATCAGTATTCGAATTAAGTAAGTCATCCATTGAAGAAATTGGATTATGTTCTTGTGTTGATTCGAATGAATTAATTCGATTAATCTCATCTTTGATTGATTTAATATTTTCCCTACAATTTTTGTAAAATTTTATGAATATAGCTAAAATCGTATTTTTAAGATACAATTTAATTTTATTTCCTTCAGTATCAACTACCCATTTATGATTTTCATAATAATACCATTGTCCATTTTCAATAGAAACGAAATTTATATGACTTTCATTGTCTATGATTTTTTTAATTTCTTTTGAAAGTGTTGAATCTCCTATTTTTTCCTTATAAATAGGTTGTTTAAACACAGTAATAATACCATTTAATATTTCTAATGAGATTAATTCAGATATTTTAATATATAGTTTTTTATTATCTAAAAAAGCGAGTTCTTTTAAATATTTAATATTAAATTGATATTTATTATTAATATAATTCCGTTCAAATAAACGCCATATTTTTTTACATCCTTCTAGGTCGAATTTTACAGATTTCCTACTAAATTCTACAAATGCAAAAAATCCCTTATTCCAATCAATATTATATAAAGCTTGACCTATTTTCCACCAATCATCATAATTTGTGGATCTATTATCATCTATACAAGACAATAATTTATTAAGAAAGTCTAATGTTATAGATGTAGACTCTGGTTTTTTGATATTACGTGGTGTCGCATTTAATTCTCTTGTAATACCGAGAACTTTATCAAATTTTTGTTGTTGAGAAGAAGATGAACTAACATTTACTTCACTTTGTAAATTAATTAAAATCGCATCATTAATAGGAGGTACTACTTGTTTAATTCCAAAGTTTGATAATTTGTAAACTAAACTCTTTTTATTTTCTGTATAATTAGTAAGTTCAGCATCTTTCATTTTAACAAACTTAATCGTTTTATTATTATCAAAAATCTTATCTCCTCCTAATTCTTCAGTATCCGTTTTTTTACTTTGTTTAAATTTATATACTTGTGTTATTTCATATGGTTCTGAATATGGTTTACCAGAACCATATAAAAACCATGCATTAGTAGATATAACAGAAGAATCCAGTACATCATTAATTTTATTTAATTGACCAATTTCATCAATAATTTCAATAAAGTTTTCATTCTTTAACATGTCTTCTCTTACTTTATGTAAAATAGAGATTGGAAATACAAAAGTAGGACACAATATATGAATACCATCTTTTACAATTTTAGAATCTTTTTTTGTATTAATATATGCGGTTTTTCTTTCTAATAAAACAAAATCCATAGATTCTACAACAAAACTATTTTCATTAGGAAAAATTATGTTTTCATTCAAATTAACATATTTTTTCAATATATTAATATATATGTTAATAATTTTTTTTGTATGAATATCTGTATATTTATGTTTCAAAAGCATCGCTTTATCAGATAATTCTAATTTATGGTCATAATTGTATTTAAAATCCAAATCAATCTTGATTATATTATGTTCTTTGAAACTATCATCAAAACCTTGTATTTTATTAATATTAAACGGTGGTTCTAATAAATATGTATTTATTTTTGAATTGAAACAACAATCTATATATAAATCTAAAAACTTTTCAAAATCTTTGTTATTTTTAATTAAATATTTACCATTTGGAAAATTAGGACCAGGTATTGATATAATATTTGGTTCATTACTATTAAATACCCTTCTCGTACTTAAATACTTATTTAATTTTTTTTTTGAATTTGACATTTTAATTTAATTATTAATAATTATTTTAATTTCAAATATTATTATTAATTTTTTTAATTACAAATAATACTTAATATATATATATTATATACTCAATTATTATTTTTCAATTTTATTTTTATTAAAAACTAAATACTTATTTATTCTTAAATTTTTTAAAATTTTTTAAAATTTTTTAAACTCTAAAATGTTAAAAATAAAAAAAATTAAAATACAATCTAACTAGAAACCACCAAAATCATCATTTTTTTTATTATTAGACCCCCCTATAGTTGTGTTTAGCATACTTTTTCTAGATTTAGATTTCACCTTCTTCCCTTTAGATTTTCGCTTCTTACCTTTAGATTTAGATTTGGATTTAGATTTGGAACTTTTTTTTCCACCAACTAATGATTTTTTTCTTTTAGAAGAACCCTTTCTTTTAGAAGAACCCTTTCGTTTAGAAGTACCTCGTCGTTTAGAAGAACCCTTTCTTTTAGAAGAACCCTTTCGTTTAGAAGTACCTCGTCGTTTAGAAGAACCCTTTCTTTTAGAAGAACCACGTCTCTTAGATGATTTTCTTTTTAAAGAACCCCCTTTTTTATTTGATGAATGATTAGAACCGCAAGCCATAATTAATAATTACTTATAAATATAAATATATATATATATATATATAATAAGAAAAGAAAAATAAGAAAATAAAAATTAAATTAAAATTAATTATTAAAACATTCTAGACAAAATTTATTATTATAATCAGAATTAATATTATTAAATATTTCTTTATTTAAATATGTTAATGAATTTATATTAAGTTCTTTTTCAATATCAACTATATTTTTACGAGCTGCAATTAAATCTTCTATATCTGGAAAATCAACTCCATAATTACAAATATTAACTATTGGTGGAGACGCAGACATAAAATGAATTTCTTTTGGTTTATATTCTCTAATAAATTTAATTAAATATTTAACAGTGTTTCCTCTTACTATACTGTCATCAACTAGAATGATTTTTTTATCTTTAATAAATTTTTGATTAAACTTTGATATTTGATATTTATTCTTGCACGCATCTAGTCTCTTTTTATTATTATCTAAAATAAAAGTCCGTTGTTGGTTCTTTGGATTTTTTTCTATTAATTGAATATAAGATGCATTTAACGCTTCAGCAAAAGATTGTGCTTGAACTATTCCTGATTCTGGTATTCCACATACTACTATATTATTCAGTTTATTTTCTCTTTTTTTATCGTATTTATTATTTTTATCATATTTAACTAGAGACTTATATAATTTATCTTTTTTCTTTAATTCTTCAAATAATAATTTACCTATATTAGTTCTAAATTCTAAAACTGATATATCATTAACGGTTGTATTTTTACGCATAAAATAAAAATATTCAAATATACAATGTTTTTTTTCTGAACTATATATTTGAGACATCAATTTCATATTTAATGTTTTATAATCTATTTTAACTATACAACCTGGTTTTATATCTCCAACTAATCTATAATTATCATTAAAACAACAATTTTCGCTAGCAATTATAATAGAATTATTATTTTCGGATAATCCATAAATTAAAGGGCGAACTCCATATCTATCTCTAATTACCCAACATTCATTATTAAATTGTATTATAATACAAAATGCTCTATCGAGTAATGAAACTATTTTATTTAATATTTTTCCAATAATAATAGTATTATTAATTTTGTTTTTATTATTTATATTTTCTTCTTTAATAGATACATTTCTAGTATATTCTTCTTTTAATAATATTATTAATCTTATAAATAATAAACTATCATTAATATCTATACCTAATGCTATATTTTTATTATAATATTCTTTTAATTTAGGATAATTTATAAATAGTTTTTCCCAAATAAACATAGGAATATTACCATTATAAATGAATGCTGCGTCATTATATTTAGAAAAAGTAAAAGCAATTGGTTGTGTTAAGTCAATAAAAGAATTGTTAATAATATTATTTTGTTTTTTACCAGATGTTGAATAACGAACGTGTCCAAACCATACTTTACTAGAAACTGTTTTAGTTTCATTACTTAGTTCATGTTCATTTATTAAACCATAATGTTTTTCAATATGTAGTTTATTTTTTTTATTATCTTCTTTTTTTATATATGATAATCCATATGATTCCCGTCCACGATGTTGTAGTTTTATTAGAGATTCTAAAACAGTTTTATAATTAATTTCTTCTTTTCCAATAATCCCAACTAGACCACATTCAGTATTCATTTTAATATAAATTTTTCAATAATACATCTAGTAAATAAATATATTAATAATATTATACTTACATAATTAAATGTTAAATAAAATACTTATAAAATTGATTTATTAATTAAAATCAAATAATATAAAGAAAAAACAATTAAGTTGTTAAAAATGTCATCATTATCTATAAGTTCTAGAATACGCTTTAATAAAAATCAAGAAGAATTTTTATATTATTTAGAAGAATATGATAATTCAATAATAGACTATTATGGTATTGATAATCCATTTTTAACTATAACATTTAATCCTTGTGATGATTTCAATGAAATAAATATTATTTATAATAGAAACTCACAAATTTTTGAGTTTCCCAGTCTCCCATATGAAATAAATAAAAAAATTAATGATTACACTAAATGTAAAATTAATATTACACTTAAAATTAATAATGTAGAACATTTTCCATTTCAACCACCAATATGGGAATTAAAAGATATTAAATATAAGATACCAACTAGAATACATATAAATATTGAAGAGTATTATGAATACTTAGTTAATTTACATAATGAAAATTATAAAATAAATGAAAGTTGGGTTCCTGGAATGCAACATGTTAATTCTGACTTATTAAACTTTATTATGATTGCTAATACATTTGATTATCTGTAGAATATTTAATTATAATTTAATAAAGAAAATTAATATAAAAATAAATAATTTAATAATCAATTTAAGATTTTTTTCTTTTATATATAGTAATTGAAATATAGTAAATATTATTTAATTAATATTTGTTATATTTTTATTCGAATAATGCCAGGATGTCCGAGTGGTTAAGGAGATGGACTTAAGTTCCATTGGAGTTATGCTCCGCGTAGGTTCGAACCCTGCTCCTGGTAACAGTATAAATCCTTGAGGTTTGTACACTTTAAATGTTTAACATTTATTTATTATTTTATATTTGTATTAATTCTTTATTTTTCGTTTATATTTTAAAATTAAATTACTATACTATAGTAAAGAGGATTATTAATTATATTAGTTAATTATTTTCTTTTCACAAAGCCCCTGTGGCCAAATGGCTAAGGCGTCTGACTTCTAACCTTGAGTTATCAGAAGATTGTGGGTTCGATCCCCACCAGGGGTTCAATATTTCTTTTATAGAAATAATTTTTTATAATTTAAATTTAATTAAGTTTTTTTTTCAAAATTATTTTCTTTTCTTATATTATAAATATATTTTAGTAAACTTTTATTTATTTAATTAATTTTTATTCACAATGGGAGGAGGTTTAATGCAATTAGTCGCCTATGGCGCACAAGATATTTACCTTACAGGTAATCCACAAATTACTTTTTTCAAAGTTGTCTATCGAAGACACACTAATTTCTCGATGGAATGCATCCAACAAACATTAAGTGGTACTTCTACGTTAACCTCATCTAATGCTTCTGGTACTGTGACTGTTTCTAGAAATGGTGATTTATTATCAAAAGTTTATGTTAGAGTTGATGCTAATGATGGAACCGATTGTATTTCAGGAGACCAACTTATTAAAGATGTTACTCTTGAAATTGGTGGACAACAAATTGATAAACACACCAGAGAATGGCTTCAAGTTTGGGCTGAATTAACTGTTCCAGATTCTAAAGCTGCTGGATACAAATATTTAACTGGTGGTTTCAATAATACTTTAATGACTGGTGGTACTACTGGTGGACATAGTCAACAATCTGTTATGGTTCCTCTTCAATTCTGGTTTTGCAGAAACCCAGGTCTTGCTCTTCCTCTTATTGCTCTCCAATATCACGAAGTTAAGATGAAATTTACTTGGGGTACAACTACTGAAGTTTCTAGAGACGGTAGTGCTTACGGAACTGCTCCTTCTGCTGAAGTTTGGTGTGATTACATCTACCTTGATACTGATGAAAGACGAAGATTTGCTCAAGTATCGCACGAATACCTCATTGAACAACTTCAATACCAAAATGAAGGTAGTGCCGCAGCTAAATACAAACTTAACTTTAATCACCCAGTTAAAGAACTTGTCTGGACTGATGCTGATTCGGTAACTACTGAAAAAGCAAAACTCACTCTTAATGGACACGATAGACTTGCTGAACAAGACCGTGAATATTATCAAGTCAGACAACCACTTGACCACCACACTGCTGTTCCTGGTTTTAACATTAAAGAAGGAGAAAATGTTGTTATGTTAGCACAACCAGATCGTATTTTCGATGGTGATCACGACGCAACTGCTGCTGATGGTAGTGCTACTTTAGCAGCTACATCTGTTACCTTCCACGCTGATCAAGCTACTGGTGGTACAGACCCTGCCGTAAGATGTAAAGTTGGAGATATTTTATTCATTAATTATTCTGATGTTGGAGGTGGAACCCAACCAAATCATAAAAGATATTATGTAACTGTTACTGGTCTTACAGCTACTGTTATTACATTTACTGCTTATGTTGATGGTTCTGCTGCTGCTATGACTTCTGCTGATGAAGCAACTTTTGCTGTTACCGACCAAGATGACTTATCTATTACTATTGTTGGACGTATCCAAAACCCTCAGTCTAGATGCTCTCAACTCTCGAGAAATGTCAATGTCTATTCTTTTGCTCTTAAACCAGAAGAACACCAACCATCTGGAACTTGCAATTTCTCCAGAATTGACAGTGCTCACTTAACTTACAGTTCTTCCGTAACCGTTGACAATATCTACGCTGTTAACTACAATGTTCTCCGTGTTATGAGTGGTATGGGTGGTCTCGCATACTCTAACTAATTTTATTCAACTATTTTTTATTTTATTTTTTTATAAACATTAATTAATAAATTATTAAAATAATAATCAATAAAAATCTAAAAATTAATAATATTAATTCAAAAAATCTAAATTAAATTCTTTTATATCTATATTTCCATCTTTTAATAATCCAGTCATCTTAGTCATAATATTTTTAATATTATCAACTAATTCATCTTTATTTAATTCTTTCTTTTCATCACATTTCTTCTCATCACATTTCTTCTCATCACACTTTTTAACATCACATTTCTTCTCATCACATTTCTTCTCATCACACTTTTTAACATCACACTTTTTAACATCACAATTATTAGTAATAGTTTCAATAAGATTAGGAATTAATCCAGGAACAAATTTTTCTAAAACACTCTTAATTATTTTAGTACCTTTATTATTTTCATTATTTAAATCAACATTTGTTGCTACTTTAACATCTACATCAACATTATCTCCAACAGTTTGTTTGTGCATATCTCCAGCTATATCTTTCATTAACATACATTCATCAATAAAATTACATTCTTTTCTTACATTATTTAGTTTTTTTTTCCCAAATCCCAGAGGACAACCCATTAAACAATCTACTACCGTATCTCCCATAATGATTTGTTCTCTTTGTTTGTTCCCACCCCTCATAATAGGACATTTAACAACATTTGTTAATCCTTCACAAATAGTACCTTTATTCTTAAAAACATTTTGAAATATAGTAAATACTAGATATGTTAAAACGAAGTTTAGTAGTAAAATAAACATAAATATAATAATTGGATTGTCTAATATTCCAGATAAGCAATTATCATTAATCATATCCATTTTTTTTAAGCATAAATTATTTTGAGATTTAAACATAGGAAAAGAAGGAGCTATTTCATTATCTAGTGATTGTAATACAACCATTACTAAAAAAGCAAGTACAACTCCAAACAATATATTAGAACAGCTATTTTTACATATTTTATTTAACGATAAAGAACCAACATCTAATTTTGGTAAGGAAAACATACTTTTAATTATTAATAATTATATATTTATTATAATATTTATTATTATAATTAATAATATATATTATAATTAAATAAAAAACACAATAAATTGTATAAATAAATTAGAATTATAATGAATAATAAACTATTTAAACTTATAAGAATAGGATATTATGGTTTATTGTTATTTTTAATATTTACTAAAATTTATATGTTTATAATATACTATAAATATATTTATAGTGATAATGTTGGCTCAGCTTTTAAAACAAATTTAAAAAATGCTTTAACGTCTTATAATTTTTTATATAATCCTAAGCCTAACATTAAAAATATAATTAACCCATCTTTTATTGAAATTTATAAAAAAAATATATCAAATGAAAACCAATTAATAGAAAGTAATAGAAAATATATTATATCTATTACAAACAAGGAATTATATCTATTTTTATGTTTAAAAATAATATTAATTTTTACATTAAATAGTTTATATAATAAAAAATATATTGAAAATATAACATATCAGTATAATTTTATTAATATCAATACCAATATAATATTATTTTTAATTATTATTTGTGTTCTTGTTGGTATATCAATATCAATATATTTATCTATTAAATTTTTTAAAATGAGAAAAATACTATCGATTAAAGATGATAATGACGATTTAGTTCTTTTAAAACAAGGATTATTGTATCAAAGATTAGATACTATAACTAACTATAAAACAATTTTTACAGATGAAATATGGACTAAATTAATTAGGATAGCAACTAATTATAATAAAAACCATCCTACTAATATAATAAATATAGATAACTTAGGTCAAAAAAAAGATTTAAAAAAATTTTATGAAGATAATAAAGATATAAATATGCCTGCGCCTTTTAATGGTGGTGATAATAAATTCGAAAATATATACACTATAGTTTCTAATAGTGGTATTATAATATCTATTATTAGTTTAATATTATTAATTATAAGTATAATTATATTTTATAAAAGATTAAAATAATAATACATAATAATATACAATACTATATAATGTTTTATTATTTATAAAATATTTTATTACTAAATAAAAAAAACAAAAAAATATATTATAATTATATAATAAATTAAAATTAATAATTAATAATTAATAATTAATATGAATAGTAATAATGTCAGCGCTGTAAAAATAGGATATTATATTTTATTTTTCTTTTTAATAATAACTAAAACTTCAATGATTTTTTTTTATTATAAATATATTTATAATAAGAAACTGGGGTTAAGATTTAAAACTAATTTAAGTAACACTTTAACATCTGATAATTTTTTATATGATCCTAAGCCTGAAGTAAAAAATATAATAGACCCTCCTTTTATAGAAATATATAAAAAAAATATTTCAAGTGAAAATAAATTATTAAAATATAATAAAAAATATATAACATCTATAAGTGATATAGAATTATCTGGAATTAAATTTTTAGGAATAGCTTTATTTATAACATTAGTGTCATTAAATAAACAAGAATATATAGAAGATATAACAGTTAAAACAATATCTAAATTAGGAGATTTGAATATAATTATATTTATATGTATGATTATTGTTATTTTTGCGATTGTAGCATCTGTATATTTGTTTATTAAATTTTTCATAATGAGAAAAATACTATCGATTAAAGATGATAATGACGATTTAATTCTTTTAAAACAAGGATTATTGTATCAAAGATTAGATACTATAACTAACTATAAAACAATTTTTACAGATGATATATGGACTAAATTAAATAATATAGCAACTAATTATAATAAAAACCATCCTAATAATAAAATAAATATAGATAACTTAGGTCAAACAAAAGATTTAAAAGATTTTTACAAGGATAATGAAGATATAAATATGCCTGCGCCTTTTAATGGTGGTGATAATAAATATGAAGAAGTATATAAAAATACGGCAAATATTGGTGCTTTAATATCATTAGTATCATTTATATTATCAGTTATAAGTTTAATTGTGCTTTATAAAAGAAGTCAATAAAGTTTTTATACTATAATACTATATCCTTTATCATTTTTTTTGAGATGTATTTGATTACTACAATGTTCTTTAATTTGAGAAAGATGTGAAATACTTAATACAAAATCAAATTTCTCAACCAAAAAATCAAATATAGTTCGAACATTATTAATATTATGATAATCAAAACTAGTCCAGCCTTCATCTATAGCTATAAAATTAGGCTTTGGTAATTGTGAAATGTCTAATAATGCTAATCTAATTGCTAAACTGCTAATAAATCTTTCAAATCCACTAGCGTTATTTAATAAAATTAATCTTCCATTATAAATAGGTCTATCAATATAAATATCAATATGATTATTATCGACTTGAACTTTGACTACAAAATTAGTACAAACAGATAATAATTCATTAATTTTACTTTCTAATCTAGGAACAACTTTTTTAATAATAATAAATGGTAGATTTTTTAATGCTTCGTTATAAACAGTATAAATATTTAACTCTTTTTCAATGTCTTTCATTCGTTCAATTTCTTTTTTATGTTCATCAAGTTTAGTATTGTTTCTAGTAAATTCTGTTTTTCCCACATTTAATTTAAATTCAATCTTTTTATCTTCTTCTTTAATAAATTCTAATTGTTTACGCATTTCGTTTATCTCTTTTTTATTTAATTCATTTTTTTTGTATTTATTTTCTATATCTCTGTAATCATTTATATTTTTATTGATTGCTTCTATTTCATTATTAATTATTGTAATTTCACTATCATATTGTTTAACTTTTTGTGAACTATTGTAATATTTAATAAATGTGTCATATTCTTCGTCACACTTTTCATTTATTAATGTACGTTTTTCTTTATACACTTCAATTTGTTTTTCGATTTCTTTATTTTTAGTTTTAATCAAAATATCATCTTTATAATCAGTAATCCATTTTTCAACATCTCCTATTTTATTTTCTAGATTTAATTTATTTTTATTTAATTTAATTAATATTTCATTATGATTAATTGTTTTATTACAACTTAACATTTTTATATTATTTTCGTTTTGTAAGGTTTGTATTATTTTATTTATTTTATTATTTTCTTCTTTCATTTTAATATCTAGTGTTTTAATTGTTTCAACATATTCTTCCTTTTTAAAACATTTATCTTCTTGTTGAGATTGATATTCTTCCAGATATTCATAAATGGAAGTATTTTTATATAGCTCTCTATATTTTTCTAGATCTTTAATTGTATATTTTTTATTTTTGTTTTCCCCCTTTATGAAATTATTTAGTTTACTATTTTCGGTTTTTAATTCTTCTTTTAATTCATATATAGGTTCTTCTTCAAGTAATGTAATAATATCTATTGGTAAAGTTTCTTCATTACATTTAGTAATAAAATCTTTTTTATTATTTATTAGTTCCTTATATTCTTCTATGGTACTAATCATTATTTTTAATTGTTTTCCATAATTTAATAATATTTTAATTGTTTTCTTACTCTTTTCTAGTTCTTCCTTATTTTTTTTATAAATATTTTGATTATATGAATTTGTTTTAGTGTTATCATAAACGGATGGATGTTTAATATTAGATATTAAGTTTTCAATATCAATATTATATTTATTAATAGTTTCTTCTTTTTTTTTTAAAACCTTTCTATGTTTGTCTTCACACTCTCTTTTATATGTTTCTAATTCGTTATTTTTCATTTTATGTAATCTTTTAAATTCATTTCTTTCATTATTCATATCATCATTTTCTTCATTACGCATAACATCTAGCAATATAAATACTTTATTTTCATTTACAATTTTGAATTTGTCTTCTAATTGTTTTAATGTTTCATTTGGATTATTTCCTAGTTTTTTTTTGTATGTTTCCATTTCATTTTCTATATTGGGTATTAAGTCTGCTACCTTATTATTTATAATTGTTTCTAGTTGTGATAATTGTTGTTTTAAATTACATTGACGTATATCATTTTCTTTTAAATCAGTTACACATTGACTAATATTTTTATTTAATTGTAAAATAGATTCTTCATAACAATTATTTTGTAAATGTTTATAAATAGCTTTTTTATCTGAAATAATAATATTTGATTTCTTTTGTAAAACACTAATAAAATCTACTTGTAAAATCCGTTCTAGTTCTCGTTTTCTAGCTGTATTTTCTGCCTCAATAAAATTACAATTATTATTTTGGAGAGATACATTTGTTTGAATAATATCTTCATAAAGACCTACATATTTTAATATAGCGTTTTTAGTTTTAACAACTGTTTCTTCTGTTAATATTTCTTTAATATTTTCTCTATTAATTCTGTAAAATTCCATTTTACTAGATACACGACCCTTATCTGTTTTATTTCCTTGTTTTATTACTACATAACGCCAACTACCTATTTTAAATATAATTTTACTTTTAAAATTATTTTTCCTATTATTTACAATATCTTTTACATTTCCTTTCCTAGGAAATTTATCATATAAAGTAAAAAGTATAATATCAATAATAGCTGATTTACCCATATGATTAGGAGCAATTATACCAAGAATACCTTTATAATCTTTAAAATTAATAACATTATCTTCTCCATAAGAAAAAAGATTACTAAATTCTAATTTAATAAGTTTCCATCTAGAATTTAACCACATATCATTTTCTTCTAATTGTTTATTTGATATTTCATTAAGTTTTTTAATATATTCAATGTTTTTATCAGTAGTACTAGTATAACGTTTGAGATATTCTTCTATTAATTTATTTTGATAATCAATATTTGTAATATTCATAGTAATTTCTTTTTTAATATCACTTTGGTTTCCATTTGAACAATCTTGATAATTTACCTCTAGGACATTAAAATTGTTTTTAAAAAGAGCTATAATTTCTTGTAATTTACTAAATGGTGTATTATCTAGCTGTAATCTTAATCGAATATGTGTTTTCTTTAACTTCTTTTGAATAAGTTCTACATCTTCATTAGAGATTTTACTGTTTTTAACTTTATGTGTATAAAAACAATAATCATTAGTAATTTCTTGAAAATGTGAAGTATTATTTTCGATATCCCAAACCAATACACCGTGACCATTAATTGTTTCTCCGTGATTTTGTTGAATAAGCGAACCAGAATAACCCATCGTTTTTTCTTTATCTAAATATTGGTGTTTATGAATATCACCCATTAATGTATAGTCGTAACCTTTAAATGATTCTGGTGTAATTGTTTTGTTTGTTTTTTTAATAGTTTCTCCACTAATTTTAGTTTTATTAAATAATATGACACCATTAACGCGACCATGAAAGAGACATATTTTCTTTTTATTTGTACTTTGAATTTTAGTAGGATTGATGATTAAATAATCTTGAACGGCCGCGTGACTCCATACAATATTATTAAAATAATAAAGACCACTTTCTTTTAAATAATAAAGGGGTAATTCTTCTCTAATACCATTACGAATAGGTGTTAAAGCATCAAGACGTTCTTTATTATTTACATTCATATCGTGATTACCAGCAATCATAATAGTCGGCATAAGTTCCGCACATTTAGTTAAAAATTCACGAGTAATTTCTATACATTCGGGCATAAGTTCTGTTTTACTATGAAGTATATCTCCTGTAATAACAATACAACATTCTATATCTTTATTGGTTTCTATTGGAATATTGTATTTTCTCTTTTCTTCTTTTAAAAAAGTATATAAGTTATTAAAAACATATCTGTATTCGTCGTGTTTGGATTGTAAATTGATATGAATATCCGAAATGTGATATATACGTTTTATGTGTCCTTTATAATCAATATATTCAGTATGGTAATCCATTTTTTATATATTAAATTAGTATTGTGTTATTTACACTATATTAATTAAATTGTTATTAAATGTTTTTATTTTATATTTTATTTTTAACCTCATTATTTAAATAATCTAGTATATAATCTAGTATATAATCTAGTATATAATCTAGTATATAATCTAGTATATAATCTAGTAGTTAGTAATTAATAATTAGTAAAAGTTTGAAAAATAGTAAAATATTTATTTAGTTTTTTTATCTTTTGATTTTTGTAATGTTTTGATAAGTAATATTAAACATACAATAATACTAACTATTGATAAACAAAGAAGACTAATCCATATATTAATGATTTTTATTATTAATGTAACCCCTTTATTGCTAGGTTCATTTAAAAGTGTAGTACCTTCAGGATATTCCTTATTTAAAGCATTACGTAAAGTTATCATTCCAGTTCTTTTTACTATATCTTTAATATTATCTTCTTTTTTTAATGCGATAACCCCATTATCATCTCTAATAATTATAGGCTCTTTATTATTGTTTGTTGATTCATTATATGTTATGTGTTTTTTTTTATCATTCATTATAATATTAAATTGACTTTTAACTTTAAATAGTGTTGTTACTTTCCACGCTGATACACCCAATAAAATAAAAGAAGCAATTAAAAACAAAACTAATTCTGTAATCATTATTAATTATAATTATTTATATATATATATATATATATATTATTTTCAAAAAAATTAGTCATTTTCATTTTTTTCATTTTTTTTCCAGAATTTTGTAGGTTTTTCAAATTTATTTTCAGTTTTTTCTAGAAGTAATTATTTTAATTATTTCATAAATATCTATTTTAAATCAATAATTAACTTATTTTATTTCAAAATACACTTATAAATTCATTAGTAAAAAACTCTATAGATTTTTAATAACTTTTCTATTACTTTCAAAAAAGGGACAGGATTTAGCATGAAGGATTTTTATTTTACCTACAAAAAAAAAAATATTAAAAAATAAAAAAAAAAAAGGGACGGGATTTAGCATGAAGCTTTTTTTTTTTACACTCAAAAATCAAAGATACAATTTTTATAGAAATTAAAAAATAGATTTTTTTTGACCATTTTTTTATTGACCTAAATATTTATTGTATTAAAAAAAATTTATTATGAGGGAAAAATAAAATTTCAAATTTTTAAAAAATGTCAAAAAATAAAATCCCCCCTCCCTTTTTTGCTAAAATGTCACATTTTTTGTGATTTTGGTGACATTTATATTCGTTTCTGTCCCTCAACACGTTCAAAAAAATGTGAAAACTTCTAAATTTTATAGATTTTTATAGATTTTTATAGAAATTTAGATTTTTTATAGAAGTACTATACTTTGTAATACCTTATACCTTTAAAATACAACTTCTAAATTTCTATTTTTTTAGAATTAATTTAAAAACTATTTTCTAAGTGTAATATATATATAAAAGTAGTTATGTTTACTTGTGTAATTTGTAAGAAAATATTTAAAAGAAAAGATTATTTAGAAAAACATAAACAAAGGAAAAATCCTTGTAAACCAGTTAATTTTAAACAGAAAAATCCCGTCCCCACGAAATCTAAATCTCATGGGGTATCAAATAGTCACCACTTTTGTATCATTGATAGCCGACCGTTAGCCGGAATTTTAGAAAAAAATGACAATTTAGAGATTTCGAGTACAGAATGTATAGAAAATGTATGTGAAATACAAAATGAAGCGATTTATAAATGTGAGTACTGTAATAAAAAATACAGACATAAACAGAATAAATACAGACATTTGAAAACTTGTAAAGAAAAGAAAAAAAAAATAGAAGAAGAAGAAAAACTTAAAAAAATTTTAAAAAAATTAGAAAATGAAAATAAAACTTTAGTAATTTGTAATGATGATGAATTTGTAATAAATAAAAAAAAATCTAAATCTAGTAATTCTAATAATCAAAATATAATAAATAATAATGTAACAAATAATAATAATAATACTAATATTACAAATAATACTGTTAATAATAATACAATTAATAATAATAATATAAATATATCAATAAATCCTTTTGGTGAAGAAAATCTAGAATCAATAAAAGAAAAAGATATATTAAATATTTTAAATGATATGTTTGTTTCTTTTTCTAGTGCTTTAACTAAAATCCACTATAATATTCCAGAGAATAGAAATTTCTGCCTTCCAAATAAAAGTGATAGAAAATTCATATCATATTTTAATGGTAAGAAAAGTCTTTATGAAAATTCTAATAAATTCAAAGATAAATTATGTACTAAAATAATGAATCAATTAGAAGAATGGTTTGAGATTCATCAAAAAAAATTATTAAAAAGAAAAAAGAAAATGTTAATAAAAGTATTTGATACTTATTATGATGGTAAGCTAGATAAGCGATATTATGAAGACATTGAAAAGTTTTTATTATCTTATAGTTCTGATATGAAAGAAATTATGGATCATACTATAAAACAAATAACCAATAAAAATAATTCTATATCTAGTTAAAAACACACTATTAATTTATATACTAATTATATTATATCTGGTAGTTAAAAGTTTAAAATGAAATTATGTGATATATGTTTAAAAACATTTAGAGATAACTACGCATTAAAAAGACACCAATCTTCAAAAGCTTGTAAAGATATAGCCAATAATACTCAAAAAACAATAGTATTAAATAAAAATTATACATATAATAATGAAAATAGCAATAATACAAGTACTAATAATAATAATAATGAAAATAATAGAAAGACAATAATAATAGATAATAGTTATACTATAAATAATGAAGAAGATGAAGAATATAAAAGTTATAAAAAGATAATAATATCTAGTAAAAAAATAAAAAGTGATGAAATGGTTACTAAAGAAAAAATCAATAGAAAAACAATTAATAATATAACAGAAAAAGTATTAATTAATAAAACGTATGATTTTAGTATTGAACCAAAAATTGTTAAAAAAGGAGATATATTTAATTGTTCATTATGTCACACTGAGTTTAAATATAGAAATAATTTTTATAGGCATAAAAAGAAATGTCCAATAATATTAAAAAGTTTGTAAGAATTAAATATTATAAGAAAAAAAATATTATAAAAATAATAAGTAAATAACAAAATCAAATCATACTACAATTAAAGATACAATATCTTCAATTAATATATTATTAAAGAGTGTTTGACCACTTTCTTTTTTTTTTAATAGAGTTTCTTTATAAATTTTAAAGACTTTTAGTATTTTTTGTTTAATTAATATTTGAATATCATCAATACTAATTATATGAGTAGTAAAACTTTTTAAATCTTCTAGACCTAATTTTTGTAAGACTTGAAAGAATTTATTAGCAACTTGTTGATGATTTTGGTTTTTAATTAAAAAGTCAATTATTTTAGATTGTTTTTCTGTGAGTACTGGTGGTTTTTGTTCGATTGTTTTATTTTCTTCATTTTTAAGTTCATTTTCGATTTGTGGCTCTACTTGAACATTAGTACTATTTTCTTCTTTAAAAACATATTCACATTTAACTACATTATTGTTTTTATAAGTTATATCAAATCCATCTCCTATATCCATATTTTTAAGTTTATTAATATCATTTTTGTTTAAAAATGGATCTACTTCATTAGAGTTATGGGACTTATTTTCTAATATTTCAAATGGTTCTATTGTAATATTTTTAAGATTATCCAAGTGTTTTTTTGATATAAGATGTTTCATCATTTTTGATTTTGAATTAAAAACAATCTTACATACTTTACATTCTAATGGATTATTTCTACTCATTATTTTTTAAGTATAAATATCGATTATAAATATTAATATATTGAATATTATTGTTATAATTACTTAAATTAATTTAAATTTTAATACACATTCTAGATAAGTAGTTTTTAAATTAAATATAAATATTTATTAATGTATTTGCTAATTTTTTGAATATAAAATAAAACATAAAAAGAGTTTAATGAACGACTAACTATATTTATTAGTTATATTTTTATTATATTATTTATTTTTGTTAGTATTTTAATGTATTTATTATTATAAAATATATGATTTACTTTGGTTTCGAGAATATGTTGTTTACCATAACAAAACCGACATTCACCATTTAATATATATGGTGTATAACCATTAATACAATTACAATTATTATTAATCATTATCTTTTTTATTGTTTATATAATTAAATTATATTTAAAAACTTATTAATACGAAAAAAATCATTATTAATAATATTGAAACAAAGTATGTATTAAAAAGTTGTATTATTGGCATAAAAATGGATATAATATTGTGAAATTGACAAAATTAATTAAAATTGAAATATATTTTATATTAATGAGATGTAAATACACTTTAACATGATTAAAACAGCTAATGAAAATACCAAAGACAGTGCCCCCTTTGTACCTAATCCTGTTTCTTATCTTGCTAATGATGCTGCCGCCGCAGCTACCGCAGCTACCGCTGCCGCTACCGATGCCGCTACCGCTGCCGCTACAGCTACAGCCACAGCAATTGTCATCTTCATAGCAACTACTATCATCATCATCGCTGCTGTATTCCATAGCAAAACCGCTGCCATCATCATCGTACCCGCAGCAGCTACAGCAGCTACCGCTGCCGCAGCTACAGTTACTACCGCTACAGCTACAGCTGCTACTGCTGCTACAGCCGCAGCTACAGCCGCAGCTACAGCTGCTACTGCTGCAACTACAGCTGATAAAGCTGTCGCAACCATCTATTCCTCTAACAAAGCTCTTTGTGATAATGTAATTGAAGATCTTCTTAGAGTATTTGGCAATGGAAAAAAAATAACCAATGAAGAAATAGCCAAAAAGCCTGCCTTCATCGCTGCTCGTAATATCATAATGATTTTCGTGTTAAATAATACCAACGTCGATAAATACTGGCAGGAATTTAGCAAGTGGGTTCATTTTCTTATTGTTAAAATGAAAATGAAAGAAGAGGAGGCGTTATCCTTCTTGACAAGACTATTTGATGAAATTTTTCCAAAAAACTACTATTCTTCTAACAAGGAACATAAGGAGATTGAAACCAAAATGATGACATGCCTAATTAAATCCATGTGTCCAAATATAAAAGATTCTGATATGATTATACTGAGTACATTAATGAATAAGCTGATAGAGAGTCTGCATATTGGATCCTATTATGATATAAATAATGTGCTTAAAGTAATAAATTTGCCGAAACATAATCAGAATAATGATGATGCGGATGAAGATGTAAAGTTACTATTGAAAGATATGTTTGAGAAAAAAAGTCATTTACCACTTCTCAAATGTACGTTCGTTATGATAATGAATGTACTAAGACAAAAATGTTCTAACATACCCGGTTACCTTACTGACATAGAACTGTATAATAAAAAATTCCATGAAACTCGTGAATTATTAAAAGTAGAGAAGCACAGTGAGGAACAACGTTATGAGAATGCGAAACAAATAAGTGACAAAAAAGTAAGGGCGTTGTTAAATTTGAAAAAAATTTTTGCAAAAAAGTATAGGTTTCCCTTTGCTAGACCATTTTACAAACTTTTGTTCAAAGCTTGGTTTTCAAATAGAATTCTAGGATCATTTAGGAAATTTGTGTTGAATGGTGAATTCAATATCAAAACGGTTGAGGGAGATGAGATAACAGTGGATGCTCATATGGTAAACGGTTGTACTATCAAATTTAAAGCAACAGTAGAAGGTGATTTAATCAGGAATAAGAGGTATATCAGTTACATAAATGGTTCTAATCGATCGTTGTCCCCTCTGAGTGGTAATTAAAAACTGGACATAGGGTTGAGGGCTGAGGAGACCTTAAAAAAAAAAGCTTTTTTTTTTGTTCTAAATAAAAAATATCTTTTATATATAAAAAATAGTAAAAAAATAGTTCAAAAAAATTAATGAATATTATTTATGATTTAAGTTATACTTAAAAATATTGGACTATGGAATTATATAATAAATGGATTGGAAATAATATATCATTTGTTTATGATAGATTTAATAAGACAATCTTAGAATCTATATAATAATAATAAATGGCATAAAAATAAAATTATATTTAATATTTAAATAAAACTATTTTTTTCTATAATACCTTTTTTTTTTACTATATTTGTGTTTTTTCCTTTTAAGTTTTCTAGTACGACGTCGCCCCTTGTGTTTATTCCTATGTTTATCCTTATGTTTGCCTCTTTTAAAATTCATAAAACTGTCCCCTTTACTAGATATCATTTTCTTTTCAATAAAGCATTTTATCATATAATCTTTATATAATTCTTTAATATCTTCAATCATATGAAAGGGTATTTGGTTACACATATTTAGTTTCAATACCTTACTACTTTTATTAAACATAAAGAGTTCTTCATAAAATACAAACTTACTATTGGTTTTTAAGAGACTATCCATATTTATTTTAGCGTCTATTTTTTTAATAGGAAAACAAGGTGTATATATTTTTTTAGAAGAATGTGTTAGGTTAGCAATATTAATAAACATACCTTGTAACAAAGAAAGCATTATTCTATCATCTACTACAACATTATAATCTATATCAAAATGAAAGAATTTATGTAAAGGACTATATCTTTTACCGCCTCCAACTATATCTTTAGTATTATTAGTTTTATATTTTTTACTAGATTTGGATTTGGATTTAGATTTTTTCTTTTCAAATACTCTTCCTTTTTTCAAATCAGTTGAACGCATAACATCTAATAATGTGCGATGTAATTGCTGTGACATTCTTTTTGCCATAACTAATTTATTATAATTAATAAAGTTGTTATTACACCATTTCCGAACATTTCTATTTTCTTCAACTTTTTCTTTTTTCATACTAGAAATACTTTTAATATTGATACTTTGTTTTTTCTTACTACTTGTTCGTTTTGATTTTTTTGTAAAGGATTTCTTTGTTTTTTTAATAGAGTGTTTCTTTCTACTAGCTCCACCTACAATTTTCTTCTTTTTTGATTTTTCATTATCTTTTAGAGATTTAATTATTGATTTATCAACGTTTAACATTTTAAGTAATTTAATACTTTTTTTAAGCTTATTTTGAGATGGGTTTTTAATACGAACTGTATTATCTTTTTTTATTTGGTCTAGTAAACTTACTTCTTCGTCTAATTGTTTTATATATTTAGGATCATTTTCTTCATCTTTTAATTGTATTTCATTTTCTTTTCTTTTAGCACTTAATTCTTTTGCATGTTTAAATTCACCGTCTTTTTCTCTAAATAAAGTAAAGGCTTTAAAAAGGCTAAACGCATCCCCATATTGATGAGTAAATAGTTTCCTAGAGTGTAAGAATTTTTGTTTTTTTTGGGCGTTTATTTTTGGATTTTTCTTTTTATCTTCTCTAAAATCATTAAAAATTGTGTTTATCATACCATCCGCATTTATTAATAATGCTACTATATCACAAACACTTCTACTACATTTATAATAGTAACTAGCAATAATTGCTTTTGCAAGTTGTGGTTTAAGACCTCTAAATTTAGCAACACCATATCCTAAATCAGTTATAGTTCCATCATCTTTAATAGATGTAATACAATTTAAAGCATGTAGTGTTTTAAGGGAACTATCAATAAATATCTTTTTAGGAGGACTGATAAATTCATTTAAAAACCCCTTTAAATCTTTAACATTATTAATATATTCTAATCTAAAAAGGTCTAACATATCACTAGTAATATCGCTTTTTTGAATACTAGGTGTTGGATATTTTTGAAGAGATTTTTGATATTGTTGTGTATAAAGGTGAAAGCAAACACCTGGTTTAGTTCTTCCTGCTCGTCCTCTACGTTGTTTGACTCCAGAGAGGGGAATAGGTTCTTCAGAGAGACATCTAGACATTGTAGAGGGTTCATAAGAGTCTTCATATTCAAGACCACAATCTATGACATAAACAACACCATCAACAGTTAAAGAAGATTCAGCAACATTAGTCGCCATAACTACTTTACGAGTATATTTAGAACCTCTTTCGTTTTTTAATTCTAGGTATTTGGTTTCATCTGTTGCTAGGTTTTCGTCTTCTTTTGTACTCTTACCTGCTAATATTGTGCAAAATGGATTAAATGTAATGTTATTGCTTCTTCGTAATTTACTAACTTCTCTATGAAGACTATCACAAAGTGATTTCCCATCACTACTGGCACGAATAAAAACGAGTATATCACCATCTTCACTAGTTTGTAAAATATTTATTATACGTTTTATTGCGAGTTCTTTCCATTCATTAGGTTTTGGTTGTTTATTAAGCCAATAATCTTGAATTTTGTAAGATGTCATTTCACCAGCATCGACTTCACCAAATTTAAAGGGTTTAGGGTAGTAATTGCGGAAGACTTCTAAATTAATAGTAGCACTCATAATAACTAATTTGAGGTCTTTTCTTTTAGTCATTGCTTTCTTTAAAAGAAGTAAGAGTTGGTCAGTTTGAACACTTCTTTCGTGTGCTTCATCTATAATAATACATTTATATTCATCTAGGTATGGGTCAGAACCAGTAATTTTGGAAATAACACTACCAGTTGTTGTAAATATAAGTTTTGTTTTATCGCTAGTTTTATTTTCACCTTTGAAGTAATAACCGACTTCTTCACCTACTTTAACATCAAGACATTGTGCCGCAAATTCAGCAGTGCTTCTAGTAATAACTTTTTTAGGTATTGTACAAAGGACTTTTTCTTTATAATTAAAAGCATGAAGTGCTATTTTAGGAATAAGAACGGTTTTACCAACACCAGTACCAGCTTTTGCTAATGTAATTTGATTATTTTGTATAGAATTAAGTATATTATCTTTATGTAAATAAACAAGTTTAGTTTTCCATATTTTAGCTAGATTAGCGTATGTAGCAGGAAGTGTTTCTCCATCTATGTTTTTTTGAATATGTGAGTAAAGATTAGCATATGGTTTATTTGTAAACGGATTTACGTTTAATCCTTCTGGATCATATATTCCTATTGGTTGTTCTATTTTTTTAGAAGACATAATGTATTTATTATAGTATAAGATATTATTATTGATATAAAAAATTAAAAAATTGAACTTAATTTAAGTAGGATATTATAATTATATTATAAATACTTATTAATAATATTATGAATAAAGAAAAATGTCCAATATGTTTAGAAGATTTTAATACTGATGAACCAGATAAGATTCCTTATAGATTATGTGATAACTGTCATTTTACTTGTACAAGTTGTACAGTTCCTTTTATAAGAAGTCATTATACTAATTACAATAATTTATCAATTACAACAAATATAAGTGATAGTGCTATTAAATTAGTATGTAAATACTATAGTGTTGAACAAAATATGTTACAACCTAGTATTCAATGTCCAACTTGTCGTATTCCTATTAATTGTAATCTTAGAAAACGTACAATAAATGATCAAACAATAAAAATTAAAAATACATATAAATTTAATAGATGTAGATATTTTGAAGAAAAGATAGATAATCCTCCAATTGATAAGACATTAAGAGAAAGAGCAGATATGGAAAAAATAGAAGAATTGAGATTAATGATTAAAAAAAAAGATGAAATTAATATTGAATTAAGAAAATTACTTAAAAATAAAATAAAGAGTAAATATAATAGTGGATATGATCTAAAATATTATCAGAAAGAAATTATACAATCAATGGGTCGTTCTATAAGGAATTAATTAAAGTACAACAAGAAAAATTCATAAAAGACTTTTATATATGTAAATAAATAATAATAAAAATATTAAATTATATTAAAAAATTAAAATTGATTTTTTTATATTATAATAGAATTTTAAAATAAAAATGGTTGTTTTTACAAGCGGATTTTTGATTTTTGTAGAGGGAGATGAAACAGGTAAATGGTTTTCAGCATTACAATGGCAACAAGAAAAATTTATGGAAGTAATGAAATTTGGTACTATGAAAAGTATGTGTATGCCTAATCCGATAACTTTAACAGAACCTTTTACAAATGGTGATTTCCAATATCAATTTAAAATAATTAATGATTGGAAACCGTGTTATTTAATTAATATGACAACTGGTAAAGAAAGAGAGATTAAGTATATTAAATTATGTTTGAGTAATACAGATGTCCCTAGTGAAAAAGTGTCGGATAACACTATTTCACAAATTAAAATCTAATTAATAGGTTATAAAGACTTACAAAACTTATAGAGCATAATACTAATATGGAATGAAAGCTTAGCTTCAGAAGTAGTTTTTAAAATATAACTATAATGTATTCTCTTATAAAATTTAGTGAATTCTTCATCATTAATATTTAAAGTTTTTTTAACTAGATTGTTTAATATTTTAAAATAGTCATAATAATCTTTAACAGAAAGTTTTAATTTTTTAAATATATATTTATATAATAAAGAATATATATCATAAAATAATGTAATTATATCATATTGATATGGTTTAAATCTATCACATAATTTTGTATTCCTAAAACAACTATATCTAATTTCATATACTTTAGATAGTACATTAGTTCTTTTTGATAATATTTTACCTAAACCATATGGTTTAGGTAATATTAAAATATTATTTATTTTAATATTAGCTTTATCTAAATCTGATATTAAAGGTGTAAAATTAGTAATAAATGTGTCTAGTGATTTTTTTTTATTTTTTTTTATAAACACATTTTTACATTTTAAATCAGAGTTAAAATATCCTAAATTTTCATTTAAAAATTTCATACACTCGAAATATTCTTTTAATATAGTAGTAAATTGTTTTAAAACTATATCTATTTTTTTAGTATCATTATTATTAATACATTTTAATAAGTTTGGTATAAAATTTATAGTTAATATATCATATAAATTTGTATAAAAAATATTGTTATCATTCATACCTACTAATTCATTAATCATATAAGAATGTGTATTTGATATACCTATATCTTTTATTGGTATAAAAAAATCTGAGTATTTAGATATATATATTTTATACTTTTGAGGTGATAAAAATTGTTTCATATTAGAAAAAACACTATTTATAATTAATTCATTAAAAGGGAAATATATTCTAAAACATTTGTTATTATAATCATAAACATATTTTTTTTTTTGTTCTAATCTAATCATTTTAATAACATATTCTTTTTCTTTTATTTTAACAACACCAACTAATGCCCCTGATTTACCTAGTTTATCAGAACCAAAAAATGTAGTTTTTTTATATAATGAATCAAATTTAGATTGATTTACATTTTTTTTAAAAAAACTAAACATTTGTTCTAATGTATCATTTTGGTTTAATTGTTTTGTAGTTTTATAGATAACAGATTTAAAAGATTTTACAGTTAAAGAATTATTGTTTGTAAGTTTTTTAGTATGTTTAGACATTATATATATATATGAGATTTTTTTATAAAGTTATAAAAACAGAATAAATTATATAAAAATAAACAAAAAACCAAAAAATTGAAATAAATATTACTATTATAGTATATAACCATTTGTATATGGTAAGAAATAAATTATTCATCAAAAATATGTTGCGAGAGTAATTTATTTTTTTTATAGATACTATAATATTAAAAATAGTATCTAGCATATTTTTGTATTTTTTAATATTAACTTATTCTAAAATATTATAGCATCAATTTAATTTATAAATAAATGTGTATGTAATATTAATAAAATTTATATATAATCCCCCATAAACCCCCATTTACAAAGATACTTCCAGATACTATATAAAATACAGTTGTATGATATAATTATTTTTTTGAGGGTAATAATATTTAAATGAATATAATGGGGGAATAGAATAGTTTGTTTTTTGTGTAAAATTGGCCGAAAATCCTTATAAAAAGAGTAATATCTGTAATATTAATTATAAGTGTATATAATTG